GCGTCCAGATTGAGGAGTTCCGCAAGTCGAAGAAAGCGCTTCTGATGCGTGACGCGGAACTGAAGGGCCACAAGTCGGCGGTGTCTCAAGAGCGCGAAGCCTACGCCCATCCGGAATACGTCGCCCTTCTCGACTCCCTGAAAGAGGCTGTCGAGCGCGAAGAGCGGATGCGTTGGCTGATGGTGGCAGCGCAATTAAAAATCGAGGTCTGGCGCAGCCTGGAGAGTTCACGACGGATCGAGGTGAAAACACTGTGAACCGTCTCCCCAGAAAAAAGAAGTGCAGATCGTGCGGCGTCACGTTCGAACCCGCTCGTTCGATGCAACAAGCCTGCTCCGTTCCCTGCGCAATTTCTCTCGCAGCGAAACAGAAGGCCCAGAAGCTGGCACGCGCCAATCGGGAAGAGCGCCGGTCATTGCGTGCTGCGTTGGAGAAGGCGAAGACGCGAGGGGCGCATCTGAAGGAGGCGCAGACCGCGGTGAATGCCTATATCCGCATCCGGGACGCCAATGAGCCGTGCATATCCTGCGACCGGCCAGCTGCGTGGGGCGGTCAATGGCATGCGTCGCACTATAGGGCGGTCGGTTCGAATCCTGGCTGGCGCTTCAATCTTTGGAATATTTCGAAATCTTGTTCCATCTGCAACGCGTGGAAGAGCGGGAATCTCACTGAATATCGTCCGCGGCTCATTGCAAAGATAGGGCTAGAACGCGTGGAGATGCTGGAGCGAGAGTCGCCCGTCCGAAAGTACGACATCGAATACCTGACACGTTTGAAAAGGATTTTTCGTGAGAAAGCTCGTCGAATCAAAAAACTGCAAGATCGAGGGTTGCGATCGGCTCGCGATGTACAGCGCCCAGCAAGTCTGCCAGAAACACTACTTCCGGTTCATGAGGACTGGGACCTACCATCTTTTGCCGAAGCCGCAGAGGACGATGAGGCGTCAGGATTCTAGGGGCTATTGGCAACTGTACATGCCGGATCATCCGTTGGCGGATAGCACCGGCCAAGTATGGGAGCACCGCAAGATCGTGTATGACCGAATCGGCGACGTGGTGCCGCCGTGCGAGCTGTGCGGGAAGCCCTTGACTTGGCAAATTGCGCACATCGACCACATCGACGAGAATCCGTCGAACAACGATCCGAAGAATCTGAGACCGCTTTGCAGTCCGTGCAATACGCGCCGTGGCGCTCGCTTGCCGCAATATCTCTGCAAAGGGCGCCACGCAATCACATTTGACGGAGAAACGAAGACCGCCAGCGAATGGGCTCGCGACCCGCGAGTCTCAATTGCACACAACGTTATATCTCAGCGAAAGCGGCGCGGGATGTCTGACTACGACGCTTTATTTAGCCCGAAGCTTACCCACAACGGCAAGAAGGCCGTAAAGCCGACGCCCAAAATTAGAATCGCTCACGAGCGCTCAAATGCTGTCGCACTGACGATTAACGGCGTTACGAAAACGGCCATGGAATGGTCGCGCGAGCCTGGATGCACTGTTACCGATGGAGCGATTCGAATGCGATTCAGGCTTGGATGGGATCACGAGCGAGCCGTCTTTGCGCCCGCGAAGCCAGGTGGTGACCGCGGGATAGTGAGCCGCGACGCACTTGGCCGAATCGAGAGCGCGAAGGTCCGGGAGATGAAGAAAGTAATAACTAACGAATTGGAGGTCGCTTGAATGAGCTTCATCTTTTCGCGGGCCATGGTGGAGGAATTCTCGCAGGTCAATTGCTCGGGCATCGATGCGTTTGCGCCGTTGAATTTGATCCCTACGCCCAAGCCGTCCTCGTTGCGCGGCAAAACGATGGAACCATGCCGCCGTTCCCGATTTGGAATGACGTTCGGACTTTCGACGGACGACCTTGGCGAGGAGTTGTTGATGTCGTGGCTGGCGGATTTCCCTGTCAGGACATCAGTGCCGCTGGAAACGGAGCCGGTCTCGAAGGCGCGCGAAGCGGTCTCTGGGTCGAAATGGCTCGGATCGTTCGCGAAGTACGACCGCGAATCGTCTTCGTGGAAAACAGCCCAATGCTCACTTCTCGGGGACTCGGACGAGTACTTGGAGACTTGGCCGAGATGGGGTTCCATGCGGAATGGGGAGTGCTTTCCGCGGGCGATTGCGGCGCCGATCACGAGCGAGAAAGGATCTGGATTCTGGCCCACTCCAACCGTCTGTGGGAATCACAACAGGAAGGGTGCGAGCAAAGCGAGTGGCGACGGACTGGCAACCGCGGTGAAGAAGCGCAGTATTCCGACGCCAACGGCATCCATGCACAAAGCGTCGTCCATCAAAGCACTAACCCGCAAAGATGGACGAGACCGAACCTACGACCGGCTGGACCACTTCGTTTTTGCTACGGAAAGTGGCCCGCTGAATCCGGACTGGGTCGAATGGCTCATGGGGTGGCCTATAGGTCACACAGACTTAAAGGCCTTGGAAACGGGCAAGTATCAAGAGTGGCTGCAGCAGCATTCACCCTACTCTCAAACGGATAAGGAGGCAGCGTGAAGGAAATGAAAACGGGCGAGATTCTGAAATGCCCGCATTGCGGAAAAGAAGAAGACAGCCCAGTCGAAGACTTCGTCGTGCAAGGGCCGCTTGCTCGCATCGGCCCAACTTCCCGCGTGGAGGATCAATGCGGCTGGTGCGATGGCGCATTCGCCGTTGAGCGCGTCAATCAAGACACCTATCTCGTGGAGAAAGCATGACCTTCCTCACCGGCGCCCTATTCGGCGCATCTATAGCGCTAGTCCTGGTGATGATCCTGCGCCGCCCGCCAGGCATCACCAAAAACGCGCGAAAGGACGATGCGCCATTGCGGAGGAAGTGGCGCGATTTGCCAACGCCTAAAGATCAGCCGCCACATTGGGAGCGGGATGGCCGGTATCGCTGCATCGACTGCGAAACGATTACTTCGCGTGATGACTTGAGTTGGGATCTATGTGTTCCATGTCGGGACAAGGCTGCGAAGGAATCGCTGGAGCGCAGGGTGGCCACAATCGTGACGGTTCCGACTTGGGATAAGCAAGAGGTCGGCGGAATCGACTATCGGTTTATGGGCGTTGGGAACGAAGAAGTCTGAGGGTGCGTCCTCGCGTGCGTTTATCACACTACAGCCGTGAGGACTACTTAAATTTTGCGATATAATGTACAGATTAATTCACGCGGGGTTAGTGATGTTCAAAGACAAGTACGCAAGTGATGTCAGAAGCTCTAATCTCGCCTGGAATGAGCGCGAGGTGAAGTCGATCGATCGGCTAACGGCAATGGGTCTTTCTGATCCGCTCGGAGCAGCCCTATTCCGGTTCAAGTTCGGGTCGGATGCGGCCTCGGGAAAGCGCGCACTACACCTTCTGGCGCACAAGGCGATGTGCAATCTCGGAACCGAACTGAGTTACGCGCGGAAACTCGCAGCGGCATGCATCCGCGAATGGGTTCTGGACAACTGCATCCACTGCAATGGTTCCGGGCTGATCCTGAATGGCGCGCGATACGACAAGTGCGGCAAGTGCGACGGGGCTGGAGTTAAGTGCCATTCGGATTCGGAGCGCGCATTGGCTGCGGGCCTGCCGAGCGAATCGTGGCCGAAGCATGCCAAAAAGTTCGACCAGGTAATGACGTGCATGATGGGGTCGGTGGCGGCGACGGGCGCCAAGACGCGGGAACTTCTTAAGGATTGAGGCGCGCATGCAAAGAATCAAATGCCCGGCCTGCAAGCACAAAAAGAGCCGAAGCGAGTTCCCCGATAGCGTTAAGCCGGGGCTGTACAAATCGACCGCCAAGCATCCATGCCTAAGATGCGAGGCGCAAGCCAAGGATGCGGAGGCCGCCTACAATGCCACCGTCGAGAAGCGACTTGACGATGAACGCTGGTGGTCAGAAAACGAAGCAAACATAGCGAAGTGGCAGCACGAGTACAGCCTGGAATTCACGCTGGAGAAGTTGCGGGAAATAGGCCGTCAGCGTCAAGCGGCCCAGTTGCGAGCCACACCACCCTGGGCAGACCCAAGGGCAATCGCCAAGTTTTACGAGGAAGCCGACCGCCTGACCCGCGAGACCGGCATCCCGCACCATGTCGATCACATCGTCCCGCTCCAAGGACCGGTAGCAGCATACGGGCCATTCCGCGGTCTGAGGCTAGTCTTCGGTTTCCATTGCGAGGCCAACCTGCGGGTAATCGAGGGGTCGGAAAACATGTCGAAGGGAAACCGGTACTGGCCGGATATGCCAGATTTCCTGGCGACCGACAAAATGTTGCGCGAAGCTGCTTGACACGTACTAGATGCTGTGTATACTTGCGCTGGGTCATTCGAAAACCGTGCATTACGGAGTAAGTTCGGCGGACAAGCCGCACTGAGAAAGATCGCCGGAAACGGCACTAAGTTTTACACAGCGATGCTTTCGCTCGTCTCTAAAATTTCCCGATAAGCCACCCTAATCCGGTGGCTTTTTGCATTTCCAGGTTCGCAATGGCCCGCTCGATCACATTTCAAGGTTCGTTCGGCGGTGATCCGCTGGGGAATCTGGAGCGTAGCCGCGCCGAAGCATCAGGCAGAAAGCCATCTAAGCGCGAATTGCTTGAGATGGGGAATCGCCCGCTGTCGGAATCGGGCCGCCGCACGCCGACTGACGACCTCAAGCCAGCTCACAAGCCGCTCGAAGTATTTCTGGCTGAGGAGTCCGCGCCAAAGCAGCGAAGCGAGGCGTGGAAGAAGTTGGAAGCCCTGTTCAGCAAGCAATAGCGTTCTTAGGCGTGGTGATTGGCCCATTTCCTTGGGTGGGCTGCTCGCTGGGAAGCGCCAGCCGTACCAGTCACTACGACCTAAGAACGCCTCAAAGACTATGAGCAAATCAAAGAAGCCTGATGCGTTCGCGCGGATCGCGGCGTCGCTGGCCGGCGAGGTTGTGCCAGTTCCGAAGGCATGGCCGAAGCGCATGACGCGCCGGTTTTGCATCTCCCCCGGAAAACGGTTCGCAGCATGAAAGACGCACAGAAACTGATCGATGACATTGAGCAAGCGCTAGAGCGTCAACGCAATCTCGACCCCGCGCTAAAGGCGTGGTACATCGCCAAACTTGATGAACTCAGGAAGCTCCAGAAATGAATCCGATTGTCGCGATGTACCTCTGGTGGTCGACCATGTTTCTGGGCGCGAGCAAGGTACTGATGGACGCAGCCGAGAAGATGGAGCCGGACAATGAATAAGCCCGTGACAGTCACGTTTGACCAGATGGTCGAGCACGGCAAGGCAAGCGGCGCTCCGCTCCACAACGGTATGGCGTGGTCCTTTACCTGGCTCGGTCATCCGGTGACGCATGAAAACGATCAGTGCTACCTCGTCGGAAATGACGGAATGCGACTCACGCCCGGAAACTTCCTCGTCGCGTCCGAGAACGGAAACATCGTCGCGTTCGCGAAGTGAGTTTGTGAGTTATGGGCCGCTTTGTTTTTGGTGCGCGAGGCCGACGAACGGGAAGCAATGCCACAACCCGTGGACGACTCCCTGATAGCCTCACCTGTACGGCCTTGGTCTCTTGTACGGTTTTCTCGAACAGAGCCTAAACCCCGTACGCCAAATTCCGAGAAAGCCGTAAGAATGGCTTCTGGTAAGGCGTTTGGGGCGATAGTTCTGATGGAGTAGGAATAAAGAATTGCCGATAGTACTAGGGCTTGGTCCACCCCTGCGGCACAACGGACCGCTTTCATGAATGGTGATCGGCAACGGTGTGAGTCCGTTTCAAGATATCTGGTGGTCGCCATCCACGAAGGTGAAGCAGAGTCAGCAGCGCGCGCCGATAGGCGGGTATATGCCCATGCGGGCTGAGCGCGGTAGCCTTCACCCGAATCCCCCTCGTCACTTCACGACGATTTGCCTCCCGCGCGGAGGCGTTTTCTATTCTGGGCACACGATGGCGACGAGAAAGCGCAAGACGGTCGTTGTCGTGGCTGAGCCGACGAGCACTTGCAAGAGTTGCCGCCACGCTTTCTTCGATGGCGAGATGTTCATCTGCCGCAGATTGCCGCCTGTTCCGGTGTTTGACATCGGCGAGGCGGAAGTCTGCTCATATCAGCCCGTCGTAGCGCCCGATGGCTGGTGCGGTGAATTTGGCGCAAAACTAGATTCGTAAAGGGGAAACCGTGGCACGACAATACGACCAGCGATTGCGCGAGTTTGCCGATGCCAGGGAAACCGAATTCCTCGAAGCGGTTGAGAAGCACGGCAAGCCCACGCACGCAGCCAAGGCGCTAGGCATCCACCACAGTGTGCTGATCCGCGCTCTGGAGAGTCTCGAGAAGCGGGCAGCAAAGATGGGGTACTCGCCGGCGCATGACATGACGCACACGGTTCCTGATGGATTCCGCGTCAAGGGCACATCGACTGCCTACACGTCTGACGGAATCGCCATTCAGTGGGTCAAGACGGAGCGGGACGGTTCGAGGGCTGATGAAATCGCCCGCGAGGCTATCGCTGTACTGTCGGAAAGCGTTCAAGGGCTTGCGCCACTGACAGAGCCGCCGCAGCATGCACTGATTGATCTGCTGGCGGTCTACCCGTTCGGCGATCCGCACGTCGGCCTGTACACGTGGGCGCGCGAATGCGGAAAGGATTTTGACCTTGAGATTGGCCGCAAACTGACGCTCGGCGCCGTTGATCGATTGGTCTCCAGTGCGCCGGCCGCCGCAACGGCTATTCTGCTTCTGCTTGGCGACGTCTTCCATATGGACGATCAGACCAACCAGACGCCTGCGCACCGGCACCAGCTCGACGTCGACTCGCGCTTCGTCAAGGTGCTGCAGGTAGGCATTGAGACATACAGACACGCAATCCTGCGCGCGCTTGAGAAGCATCAGCGCGTGATAGTCAAGGCGGTTCCGGGCAATCATGACCCGCACGCGATCTGGTCGCTGGCCTTTACGCTGGCGGCGTACTTCTCGAATGAGCCGCGCGTCGAAGTGGACTTGAGTCCGTCGAAGTTCTGGTATTACCGCTTCGACAAGGTATTCATCGGCTCGACGCACGGCGATACGGTCAAGCATGGCCAACTAGGCTCAATCATGGCCGCCGACTGCCCGGAAGACTGGGGGCAAACGAAATTCCGCTATTGGTACACGGGACACATCCACTCTAAGACGGTCACTGAACTGCCTGGCGTGGTCTGCGAATCATTCCGCACACTGGCGGCACAGGATGCCTACGCATCGGGCCATGGATACCGCGCTGGGCGCGACATGCAGTGCATCGTCCATCATCGACAATTCGGCGAAATCGAACGGCACCGCGCAGACATTGCGCTATTGGAAGCGGCATGAACGCACAAGACTTTTGCTACTGGCTGCACGGTTTCACCGAACTAACCCGCGGCCAGACGCCCGACCCCGATCAATGGAAAGCAATCCGCGAGCATCTGGATCTGGTGTTCAAGAAGGTGACGCCGGCTGTCGAAAGCAAAGTGACGGTGAAGGTCGACGCCAAGGATGCGCAGAAGAGCATTTCGGATCTGGCTGAGGTCATGCGCAAGTATCGAGAATCACTTCCACCGCACGATCCATGGCCGTTCGGCAACTATCCTCCCGGCACAATCATTTGCTGAGGCCGCATGACACCCGAAACCATCCACACCCTAGGCATTGCATACGCCCCATTCCTCGCGGCTTGTGTGATTGTGGCGGTGAGAGGGTGAGAGCGACCCGTCAAGCGGGCCGCAGAAATCATTACGGGTGAAGCTTCTTTGCTGCCTCGATCGCAAGATTCTCGAACTGCGCGAAGGTCATCTGCTCGATGTCGTGGTGTGTTTCGAGCTTCACCTGGACATTGATGAAGTCGCCCTTCCCGTTCGCAAGTGCGCAATGCACCGTATGAACTTTGTTGTCAGGGCCTCGATTCAGATTCACCGTCGTAAGTTTCATGCTCATTTTTCTTGTTTCCCTGTAGATGGGGGTTACGCCGCGAGTCGCTGGCGCGCCTAGCAAATAGGGACGGACAATACATGATTCAATACCAGGGTTTACCAAGACGCTATGGTGCTGAAACTGAAACCTTGGCTTCCGGCCTCGCTCATTGTCAACGGTCAAGCCCTGACAGATGCCGAATCGGAGTCTTTGCGCTGCGCTGTAACGGCGTTCCATAGCGAGATGTGCGAAGACGACGCGTTAGGCGCCGATGAGCATGGCCGTTTCATGACGCGGGCCTATCGGCAGCACATGGAGCGGGTTCTGACGCTCATGGGCGTGATCTGATTGAGTGAATTCATCCGGTACGCCGCGCCCCTGAGACGAAGGAATTTTCCCGTTTCTTCGTTCTAGCGAAATAGTCATGTTCAAAATCGACGTCAAGGGTGATCTAAAGCAGCTTGAGCGCGCATTCGCTGGCGTCGCTCGCAAGCAGATACTGTTCGCCGCATCGCAGGCAATCAACGGCGTTGCAAGAAAGGTCGTCGAAGCCGAGCGCGAGAACATGAAGAAGGTGCTCGATAACCCGACACCCTTCACGCTTGGTGGCGTAGGCGTCAGGCTTTCCACGAAGGCCAATCTCACCGCAACGGTGTACGTGAAAGACAAGACGGCATCCTACCTGGAGCCGTATGAGATCGGCGGCGTCAACAAGCTGAACAGCAAGGCGCTGCTCAAGCCGGTAGAACAGAAGGTCAACCAGTACGGCAACTTGCCGGGCAAAGCGCTTGCGCGCCTGAAGGGCAAGAAACAGGTATTCGTCGGCAAGGTCAAGACGAAGAACGGCGTAGTCGACGGATTCTGGCAGCGCACGAAGAAGACGCGCGGCAAGGCGGCCGGCCTGAAATTGCTGGTGAAGTTCGCCGATGCGCACCCGGTCAAGCAGCATCTCGACTATCGAGGACTGGCGAAGCGAACCATATCCCGCCAGTTCAGGGCGGAGTTCTCGAAGGCAATGGCTAAGGCGCTGGCGACAGCGAAATGACAAGGGGAATCCAGATGGAAACGATCACGCTTGACCAACTACGCGCCGCTTTCATTTTGTGGGAGACGGATGTTCGCGCCAATCGCGATGGATTCGCGTCGGACGATGAGGCTCGCACCGCTCCGCTCGATCAAGCGGCAGATGGATACATCAAGGTCATCACGCAGTACATTGCGAAATCACAGGAACTCTAATGGACAACCAACACTCGCAAGCCGAGATCGACCTGATGAACCGCATCAAGGCGCATGCGGAACTGACGCGTCAATTGATTGAAGACGTCATGACCGTTGTCGCGCCTGAGCCGGTGTTGGTTGCCTTGGACGATGACGGCATGGCGACGTTGCTCGCAGAATTGAACGAAACGCGATCGCAGCCAATGGAATTGATGCAAGGCGAGGCTTTGCTACGCACAGGCGGTCACCAAGCGGGACCGTCGCGCTGGGTCGACCTCGCCGATGACCATCTGCAGCAGGGCTTCATGGCCCTCACGCGCGCGGTGGCGCAGCCGACGACGTATTGATGCGGGGCGGCGTGCGAGGACGCGTGAGCGGTGCCGAGGTAGGGGAAACCCTATGCTGAATGCACCATCGCTGTGCATTTAGGATTTTCCTATGATGCGACAGGAGTCGATAGCGGGTCCCTCCCCATCCCTCTGCATCAGGGGCAATTGCGCACCGCGATATTTCCCCAGCCACAGGTTCTAAAAAGTGTCCGCACCCCACGTTACTCAGCGCGAGTTCGCGAAGCTTGCTGGCTGCGATGAGAAGCAGGTTCGCCGCGCCATCGCTTCCGGGAAACTCAAGCCGGATGCGGACGGTAAGCTGAATCCCGAACTTGTTTCATCTGGCTGGCGCAGGCCCATCAGATCGAGCAAGGTTGTTGCGGACACTGCGGACAAATCGAAAGTGTCCGCAACGAATGTCCGCAGCCAAAGTGTCCGCGCCGATCCGGTCGTCGACGAAAGCGATACGCCGACTGAGGCCGCGGCAAAGATCGTGATGGCGCTTGGCGCCGAGCATGATCTTGCTGAGGCTATTCGGATCAAGGAAAACTTTAACGCCCTACTCAAGCAACTTGAGTACGAGCAGAAATCGGGCTCGCTCGTCGACCTGACTGTAGCGCGCACGGTGCTCTTCGATTGCGCTCGTGCAGCGCGTGACTCGTGGATGAACTGGCCGATGCGTGTCGGCCCAAAAATTGCCGCCGATCTGGGGCTGGAGGCTGATCGAGTAACCGAGGTTCTGATTGAGCATGTCCACATACAAATCGCTGACCTCGGCGAACCGGATGCTCACTTCGACGGATCCCAAAGCTGATGGACTAGCGCGCGACTTTCGTCGTGGCTGGACGCCTCCCCCGCGTATCAGCATTCCCGAGTGGGCGGACCGTTACCGCAAGCTCGCCAAAGAGGCCGGCAGCACTTCCGGCAAGTGGCGCACATCGACGGTAGAGGCTGCGCGCGGGCCAATGATGGCCGTCACGGAACCAGGCATCCATGTGATCACCGTTATGGTGAGTACGCAGATGCTGAAGACGGCCCTGCTCGAGAACATCTTCGGGTACTTCGCGCACCTCGACGCCTGCCCTATTCTGCTGATTCAGCCCAAGGACGACGCGGCCGAGGCGTTCTCGAAAGAGCGTATCGCCCCGTTGATCCGCAGTACACCCGTGCTGCGCGAGATCATGGGTGCAAGCAAGTCTCGCAATAGCGACGACACACTGGGTTACAAGGCCTTTCCCGGCGGCTTTCTTGCGTTGGTGAGTGCCGGCAGCCCGGACAATCTCGCGCGCCGGCCGATTCGCGTCATCCTCGCCGATGAGATCGACAAATACCCGCCCCTCAAAGAGGGCGACTCGATCTTTATCGCTGAAGAGCGCACGGCATCGTTCGGCGTCAACTGGCTGTCTGTTCGAGCCTGCTCGCCGACGTACTCAGGCGAGAGTCGTATCGAGAAGAGCTACAACGACTCCGATCAACGTCGCGGTTCGGTAGCCTGCCCGCACTGCGGGCATCGCCAGTTTCTGGACTTCTTCAAGCACGTCCACTGGGAGAAGGACAAGGACGCGCGCGGCAATACGGTCACGCATCGCACGAAGACGGCAAGGATAGTTTGCGAGTGTTGCGGAGTTGCATGGTCTGAAGGCGAGCGGCTTCGCGCACTCAGTACAACGCGCTGGCACCAAACGCGCCCGTTCGAATGCTGCGGGCATCGCCATGTGCCACAAACCGACTACGACATTGCCTGGCAGGAGAGCGATGAAGGCTCGATAGAGAAAGTCTGGAGATGGTCGGAAAGCGATCGTCACGCTGTCTACTACGCGCATTGCCCGACATGCGGCAAGCGCGGCGTCGAAGGTGAGCACGCAGGTTTTCAGGCATCCAAGCTTTACAGTCCGTGGAGCAAGGATAAGCCCTCAGACATCGCGGGCAAGTGGATCGCGGCTCAAGGCGACGAAGAACAGTTGCAGGCGTGGTGGAACACGCAGATGGGCCTGCCGTATCGACGCCACGTCGGTAAGGGTATCAGCCCAGATGCGTTACTGGCGCGCTGTGAAGTATGGTCTGGAGAAGTCCCCCGCGGCGTTGGTGTCATTACCGTCGGTGGCGACGTTCAGCCTGACCGGGTGGAACTCGAGACTGTCGGCTGGGGCAGAAATGAAGAATCGTGGTCGATCGATCATCACGTGATCGAGGGCGATCCGGAGACGCCCCAAGTATGGGAAAAGGTTGATGCATACCTGAAACGCGTCTGGTATCGCTATGACGGGATGCCGTTTGAGGTAATGGCCGCCTGTATCGACTCTGGTGGCCATAACACACAGAAGGTCTACGAGTTCGCGAAGGCTCGCCTGAACAGGCGGATCTGGGCGATCAAGGGTGCGTCTGAACGTAGCGGCGCAAGAAGCCCCGTATGGCCGACGAAGCGACCGAGCAATCGGAACAAGTCGTCTTTCAAGCCGGTGATCATCGGCACGAACTCGGCCAAGGATGTGATTCGAGCCAGGTTGACATACGAAGAACCCGGGCCGGGTTACATGCACTTCCCTTCTGATCGGGATGTGGGTTACTTCGCGCAGCTCACCGCCGAAGTATCGATGCTCAAAGTATCGGGCGGTCATCAGTATCGCGTCTGGGTGCTTCCAAACGGCAAGGCGAACGAGGCGCTTGACTGCCGAGTTTATTCCTACGCTGCGCTTTGCGGCCTGGCTCATTTCGGTCTGAAACTAAACCGTCTCGTGGACGAAGTGAGCCCGGTGCTTGCCGGTGCCCCGCCTTCCAGGGTGGAGTCAACGGCTGCGATCGCGCTGGCTGGCCCGAGCATAAAAACCGAAGGCGAAGCGCCGCGCTCTCGCACCAGCAAACTTGCATAACTGAGGTTCCCCATGGGCGTCTACGACGGCCGCAGTAACGCGGACTTGCAGGCGCGCTTGACGGCGTTGCTTGCTGCATACGATCAACTTGTCTCAGGGGCGCAAATCGCACAGGCCAGTTATTCGCAGGGTGACGGCGCTAAATCCGTCACTTATCGCGAGACTGACCTCGTGCGACTTCAGATGGACATCAGCCTGCTTCAGCAGAAGCTGGGAATCATTCATAGGGCGCGTCGGCGCTTGTCGATCGGCAACTTTAACTAAATGGAAAATCCCGTACAAATTCTGGACTCGCGCGGGAAGCCGTTTGAACAAAAGGCGCCCCGGGCGTCAATGCTGACTGGCGGAAGCCATACACCCTACGACGCCGCAGATGTATTCGGCCCTCACCTCGGAGACTGGCAGCCGTACTTGTGGTCGCCCGACGGCGAGCTCAACATGTATCGCGACCGCATCGTGTCCCGCATTCGGGACGTGGTGCGGAACGACGGTTGGGCATCTGCGGCCGTCACGCGCACGCTAGACAACGTTATTGGCGCCGACTTCCATCCTGTTGCAAAACCGGACTGGCAAGCGCTCCGAGCCATGACGGGAAATAAGGCATTCGATCATGTCTGGGCGGATGAGTTCGGCCAGCAAATCGAAGCGAACTACCGCACGTGGGCATACGATCCCGGCCGATATTGCGATACTCAGCGCAATCTGACGATTCCGCAACAGAGCGCGCTCGCGTTTCGGCACAAGTGTATCGACGGCGACGCGCTGGCGATGTCCCACTGGCGCCCTGAGCGTGTCGGTCCGGGGCGGGCACGATACGCCACTGCTATTCAGATTCTTGACCCGGATCGTCTGTCGAATCCGCAACTGAATTTCGATCAGCAGGTGCTTCGCGGAGGCGTCGAGGTTGATGAGGACGGTGCGGCTGTTGCATATCACATCCGTCGTGCACACCAGGGCGATTGGTTCAGCGCAGGCAAGAGTATGGTTTGGGATCGCATTCCCCGCGAGACATCGTGGGGGCGTCCGATCATCATTCATGACTTTGATCATGATCGGGCGGCTCAGCACCGCGGCGGTGCCGGTCTTCTCGCGCCCGTCCTGCAGCGCCTGAAGATGCTGATCAAGTACGACGGCACCGAACTTGATGCAGCAATCATCAATTCATTCTTTGCGGCGTACATCGAGAGCCCATTCGACGGCGAGCTCGTCGAGGAAGCCCTGCAGGGCACTGAGAAAGTAAGCAAGTATCAGGAAGAGCGCGCCCTTTATCACAAAGAGCGTGGCTTGCGGATGGGCCATGTCGGAATCTCGCATCTGTATCCCGGCGAGAAGATGGGCTTTGCCGCACCTAGCCGGCCGAACGGAAATTTCGAAGGCTTCGAAAATGCAATGCTGCGCAATGTCGCGGCGGGCACCGGCACATCCGCGCAGATGATCAGCCAGAACTGGTCGGACGTGAATTACTCGTCCTACCGCGCCGCAATGCTCGAGGTGTGGAAGACGTTTCATCGGCGCCGCACCAATTTCGCGTACGGTTTCGCGCAGCCGATCTACTGCTGCTTCCTCGAGGAATCGATGGAGGTCGACGATTACGACATGCCGGCTGGTGCTCCAGACTTCATAGAATGTCGCGTCGCATATGCACGCGCGAAGTTCCAGGGGCCTGGGCGCGGATTCGTCGATCCTGAAAAGGAAAAGGCTGGCGCCATCCTTGGTATGGATGCGGCGCTGTCGACTCTCGAAGACGAAGTTTCCGAACTGGCGGGCGGCAACTGGCGAGACAAGGTTGCTCAACGTGCCGTCGAGCGCGCGAAGTTTATTGAGCTCGGCCTTCCGATTCCTCAATGGAATAACGGCGCACCAGCAAAAGAGCAGGCTACACCACCGGAGGCCCAATGAGCCACATTTTGTCGCGGCTCGCCCAGCGCGTTTTCAACACGCCTCTGCTTTTGCATGAGCGCAAAGCCGAAGTCATTATTGCTGCATTGGCGGATCGTCTCGGCGTCGGCCAGATGGTTCGCCTGAGCGGCGCCCCCATTCCAATGGCGATGGAAGACGACGAGTACGGCTTTGCCGAGCCGGGTCGAAATCCGAGAACCGGTTACGACATGGCCGGCCCCGTCGCAGTCATCCCAGTCCAAGGGACGCTCGTCCAAAAACTCGGATCGTTGCGCCCGTGGTCGGGAATGACAGGATATGACGGGATACGACAAAACCTTTTCGCGGCGATTGATGATCCGTCTGTCAAGGCGATCGTGCTGGACATCGATAGTCCAGGCGGCGAAGTTGCTGGTTGCTTCGATCTGGTCGACACCATCTACAGTCTGCGTGGAACGAAGCCGATCTGGTCAATCTTGAATGAGTCGGCTTATTCGGCCGCTTACGCGATTGCCAGCGCTACTGACTACATCACGGTTCCTCGCACCGGCGGAACTGGCAGCATCGGTGTCATCTGCGCGCATTGTGATCTTTCGCAAGCCCTCACGGCCGCAGGCGTCAAGGTAACCTTCATCACCTACGGTGATCGCAAAGCCGACGGCCATCCTGAAATCCCACTTTCAGATGAAGCGCTCGCGCGCTTTCAGGCCGACATCGACCAAATGGGCGAGCTGTTCGTCGAAACAGTCGCCCGCAACCGGAATATCGCAGCCGCCACGGTTGCTGATATGCAAGCCGCGACGTTCATGGGCGAAAAAGGTGTTGCCCTCGGACTAGCGGATGAAGTGGCGGCTCCAGATGCCGCGTTTCGGGCTTTGATCGCAAAGATCACGGCCTAAACCAATCCCCAAAGGAACGTTACACATGAAGCTCTCGAAGCTCGCGAGCGCGATGCCGTTCGCCCATTACCTCGGTCTCGGCACCTCCGCAGCAGCGGCGGCTGAAGAGGACGAGGACCGCAAGCAAAAGGAAGGCGAATCCGACGAGGATTACGCCAAGCGCATGGAAGAGATGGACGAAGAAGAATCGGCCCGCAAGGCTGAGGAAGAAAAGAAGGAAGAGGAAGCCAAGCGCGCCGAGGAAGAAAAGCGCAAGGAAGAAGAGGCGAAGAAGGCAAAGCGTGCTGAAGACGAAAACGACGTCGACGGCGATGACGCCGACATGGAAGACGACGAGGAAGAAGGTAAGCGCGCCGGTCGCGCTACTGGTGCCCGTCAGCGTGAGCGCGTTCGTTGCGCCCGCATCGTCGCCGAAGGCATCAAGACCGGTCGCGTGAAGCAGGCCTGCGTTTTTGCGTTCGACAGCCAGTTGACCTCGGCGCAAGCCATCGCCGCACTGAACGCCGCAGCACTCGACGAAGCTCCGAAGGCGCGCACCACTGGCCTGCGTGAGCGCATGTCAGCCGTCCAGGTTGCCAACCCCGGCACCAATGCGGGCGCAGCAGCATCGTCCAGCGCCGATCCGTCGAAAGCTGCTGCAGACCGCATCATCGCAGCCGGCGAACGCGCTCGCGGCAAGTAACCCCTTCCCGATTCCAAGGAGCATTCCATGACCCTCAACGTCACCAGCTACGGCGAGAACAGCCAGCAACCTGGCATCTTCGCCGAAACGTTCATCCCGGATCAATTGATCGCGGGCAATCTCAAACTCGTTACCGACACGGTCACGATCGGTGGCAGCCAGGTCCTCCCGCGCGGCGCTTTGCTCGGCCTGAGCAACCTGGGCACGATCGCGGCCAGCACCGGCAAAACGTTCGCCAGCGGCACCATCGTCGTAGCTGCAGTTCCGACGGCAGCCGACACGGTTACTATCGCCGGCACGGCAGTTACCTTCGTTGCCGCGAATCCGGTCGGTAATCAGGTCTTGATTGGCGCGACGGCGGCAGCAACCGCAGTGAACTTCGTAAACTTCCTGATCGGTTCCGGCGACACGAACCTCGTGAAGTGCACGTATTCGCTCAGCGGCTCCACCATCACGGTGACGGCGGCGGCTATCGGCACTGGCGGCAACGCGCTTACCCTGGCCACATCCGACGTCCCGGCGTTCACGCTGTCTGGCGCGACGTTGTCGGGCGGCACGGCGAATGCTGGCACGGCCACGGTCGGCAGCATCTCGGCTGGAGCCTACCTCAAGACTGGCAACTACACGGTCGTGCTGACGAGCGCTACGCAGGGCAACGTGTTCGATCCGACCGGCGACCAGCTCGGCGTCGCGACGATGGGTACGGCATTTACCGACTCGCAGATCAATTTCACGATCACGACGGGTGGCTCGCCCGCTGCTGGCGACCAGTTCGTGCTGACCGCCGCACGCGGTACTGGTAATTACGTGCTTGCGACCGCTTCGGCGACGGACGGCAGCCAAATCCCGGTGGCAATCCTGGCCAACACCACGGACCCGACTGGTGGCCCGGTGACGGCAGGCGTGTACCTGATGGGCGAGTTCAACGTGAACGCCATGACGTTCGGTGCCGGCATTACGGTCGCCGGCGCCAAAGCTGCGTTGCGTCAGTTCGATATTTTCCTCAAATCCTCGGTCTCCGCGACGGACCCGAGCTAATCCCTCCCCGCAATGCATGAAACCCCGCTTCGGCGGGGTTTTTTGTTTGTGGCGTCGAAATCATCCGGAGATCTAAAAAGTGGCTTTTATTTACGATACCAATACGCTTGTTCAGGTCGTCCCGAACCTGAAGGTGGCACAGCAGTTCCTGCTGGACAAGTTTTTCCCCAACATCGTTACGTCGGATACCGAAAAGGTGTCGATCGACATCGACGTCGGTAAGCGCCGAATGGCTCCGTTCGTTTCGCCGCTGGTCGAAGGCAAGCTCGTCGAGCAACGCCGCTACCAGACGAACGAATTCACGCCGGCCTACATCAAGGACAAGCGCGCTCCTGACCTTCTCAAGCCTGTTCGCCGGATGATCGGTGAGCGCATCGGCGGTGAATTCACTGGCGAAGAGCGCGAGCAAGCCAACCTGTACGCGGAAATGGCCGATCAGGTCGACATCGTCAATCGTCGTCTTGAGTGGATGGCCGCACAGGCTCTGTCGAGCGCAACGTTGACGGTTGCCGGTGACGGATTCGCACAGGTCACGATCGACTATGGTCGCGATCCCTCGCTGACGGTTGCCAAGACTGGCAACGCGCAATGGACGGTCGCGAACGTGGTTACGTCGAGCGGCGGTCCGGGCACTGCTAGTCCGACGGCTGATATCGACGCATGGCAGCGCCAGATGCTGAAGACGAGCGGCGCGGTCGCGACCGACATCATCTTCACGACGAGCTCGTGGATCGGCTTCAAGGCAGACCCGGCGCTGAAGGGTGCAATCATTTTCCCGTCGCTGAACCCGATGGGCAACGTGATCAACCCGGGCGCGCGCATCGAACAAGGTGCCGTGTACATGGGCCACTGGGGTCAGTATGACCTGTGGGTCTACAACGACTGGTTCGTTAATGAAAACAACCAGGAAGTCCCGATGCTGGTGGACGGCACAGTGATCATGAGCGGCGCGAACCTGATGGGCACGCGCGCGTTCGGAATGATCAAGGATCCGACGTTCAACTACAAGGCGATGCCGTACGCGCCGAAGACGTGGGTTGAAAACGATCCGGCGCAGCGCTTCATCATGATGCAGTCGGCGCCGCTGGTCATTCCGAGCCGGGTTAACGCCTCGCTGGCCGCAACCGTCTGCGCACCGGTGTTCAGCTGATGAGCGCGCCCACTGCAAAGCGGGCGCCTGACGCCCTTGGGTATGTCGTTGCCCAGGGGCGCACTGTCTACGTCGGCAACAAGGCGCTAGGCCCCGGCGAGCCGGTCGAATTCCCCAAAGATGAAATCGAACATCTTCTCGCTGCGGGGTTTGTAGCCAGAACCGATGCCGAGGCACCTATTGGTGCGGGCGTTCAGGTCGGCGGACTGCAGATCAAAGGCGGTCGTAGACCAGGTGGTGTTGTCGTATAGGGGTTGGCATGGTTAATTGGGATGCGGTAGTCATCGGCCCGTTGATGGGCGTGTTTGGCGAGCCGGTGACCTATACCCCGGTGAGTGGTGGAGCGATATCCATTACGGGTGTATTCGACGACGCGTATCTCAAGGAAGTCATGTTTGAGGATGCATCGTCGGGCGTTACCGAGGTATCGGCAGTGCTCGGCGTGCAGCTCTCCCAGTTCCCCGCCCCGCCTACACAAAACGGTCGACTGACCGTGCCTAGAACTGGGGCCTCATATGTGGTGCGCGAAGTCCGACTCGACAGCCACGGAGCCGCAAAGCTGATGCTTAGCCGAATCTTATGACGACATCCGCTGATCTTCGATCTCTTTTTGTGACGGCGTTGCAGGGAGAAACCAGTGCGGGCTTGAATGTCTATTCGCCGTTCGATTGGCCCGCAGCCCCCGATGCATATCCGTTCATTCTGGTTCTCGCACGTAAAGAGCGAAAGGAATCGCTTGGTCCGAATGTTCCTGAGTTCAATGTCACAACGACGATTGAAATCATCGCGCGCGTGAAGTCATCGGCTTATCAGATGGATGTCGGATCGGTCTATGCGCTGGCAGCCGCCGAGCAACTGAAGGCGGAAATCGAGACGGCGCTGATCAATAACCCGCTTATCTGGTCCGATCCAAACGGCGGGCAACGCATCGAGCAATTTTCGTCTGTGGACTCAGAGATCAACACCAGCTCGGAAGGCGAAATGCCAATCGCCGAGCTGAATATGTCCATCGAAGTGAAGTTCTACCAGGGACCTGAAGACTTCTTCCCGATCCCGACGATACCGCTCACGCAAGTCACTGCGGCAGTCCAGGAGCCAACCGGCACGACCGAGACTGGCTTCGACATCGTCTTTCCCCAATAGGAGCGCCTCATGCGCATCAAACCAGCACCGGGCCTGTCCGTACGGGATCCGGTGACGAAGCAATTGCTTCCCGCCGATGGCATTGAGGTGCCCGACGGTGACATTTTCTGGACCCGTTGCCTGAACGATGGCGACGTGGTTCTCGTGACACCTGAGTCTCCGAAACAAGGCAGCAAGCCATGAAGCTAACTGAGGCGGATGTCGTCGCGATTCTGAAGGATCGCCGGCCCGAAGCCGAGGTTGCTGCTCAGTATGGTGTCGCCAAAAACACCATTAATCGCATCCGCACGGGTGCGCGCTGGGCGCATGTGGCACCTGAGATTGAGCGCTGGCACAAATACATCAGGGCGTCGAGTCCTGCTGACGTGGTTGCGCAGCGGTCAACGCGCGATCCTGTTACTGGCTGCCTCAATTGGGAGGGCGCCATTCAAAGCGAAGGGTATGGTTACTTCTCCTTTGAAGGTCAGATGTATCTGGCGCATCGGGCTGCATATGAAGGCGCCAACGGACCGATCCCCGACGGCCTTCTTTTAAGGCACTCGTGCGACAACCGGCGTTGTTGCAATCACGACCATCTGACGCCCGGTACCGATCAGGACAACAAGGACGACTGCGTTTCCAGGGGTCGCCATTACTTCGGCGAACGTCATCACCGGGCAAAGCTGACCGCATCCCAGGTTCAAGAGATACGGTCGAGTCTCTCTCGAAACAAAGACATTGCGGCTGAGTTTGGAATCGATCCAAGCGCCGTATCTCACATTAAACGCAGTCGCAATTGGAGAGCTACTCCGTGATTCCTTTCAAGCAGATTCCACAGAATATCCGGGTGCCGTTGTTCTATGCGGAACTCGACAACTCGCACGCGAACACGGCGCTGGCTAACCAGCGTGCACTGATCATCGGCCAGATCACGTCGACGGGTATTGCGACTCCGAATGTCCCGATCATTTCGTCGGGCGTGTCGGATGCCGCCGTCCAGGGCGGTGTGAATTCGATGCTCGCGCTGATGACGTCGGCGTATCGCGCGAACGATACCTTCGGCGAAGTCTGGTATCTGCCGCTGTCCGATGCGGCAGGCGCGACGGCTGCGACTGGCTCTATCGCGTTCACGGCAGCGCCGACGGCAAACGGCACGCTCTCGCTGTATATCGCCGGTCAACTGGTCACCGTACCGGTCACGTCGTCCATGACGACGGCGAATATCGCAACCGCTGTTTCGAATGCGATCAACCTTATTCCGGCCATGCCGGTTACGGCTTCGGTTACGACGAGCACGGTCACGCTGACGGCAGACAACAAGGGCCTCGCCGGGAACGACATCGACGTTCGTGTCAACTACCAGGGCACGGCTGGCGGTGAATTCACGCCGACGGGTCTGACGTTTACCATCACGGCGATGGCGAGCGGTGCAACGAACCCGACTCTGACGACGGCGCTTGGCAACCTGCTCGACATGCCGTTCGACTTTATCGTGTGCCCGTATACCGATACGACGTCGCTGGACGCGCTCAAAGGATTCCTGAACGACACGACGGGTCGTTGGAGTTGGCAGCAACAGGTCTATGGCCATGTGTTCACCGCAAACCGCGGCACGTTCGCAAGCCAGACGACGCTCGGTCTCGCGCGCAACAACCAGCATGAAACCATCATGGGTTTCAACGATTCGCCCACGCCGAACTGGCAATGGGCGGCGGCTCTCGCTGGCGCCGCTGCGGTATCGCTGCGAGCCGACCCGGCTACGCCGCTTCAGACGGTCGTCCTTAATGGAGTGCTGGCCCCTCCGCTTCAGTCCCGCTTCAATCTGTCGTCACGCAACACGCTGCTGTTCGATGGCATCTCGACGTTCACGGTCGCGCAGGATGGCACGGTTGCGATCGAGAACCTGATCACGACGTACCAGACGAACAGTTTCGGCGCGCCGGACAACAGCTATCTCGAAGTCGAGACGATGTTCACGCTGATGTTCGTGCTGCGCGACATGATGACGATGGTCACGAGCAAGTATTCGCGCGTGAAGTTGGCTGCTGACGGGACGCGTTTCGCACCCGGTTCGAACATCGTGACGCCGAGCATCATCAAGGCGGACATCATCGCCGAGTATCAGACGCTCGAGTTCAACGGCTTCGTGCAGAACAGCAAGGCGTTCGCGCAAGGTCTGATCGTGGCGCAAAACGCAAACAATCCCAACCGCATCGACGTTCTGTGGCCTGGCGTCCTCATCGACCAGCTGCGCATTTTCGCGTTGCTGGCGCAGTTCCGCCTTAGCTAAGTCGCAATCGCACCATTGAAAGCCGCCTTCGGGCGGCTTTTCCATTTCTGGAGAGCCCACGATGGCAAACCCAAACCGCCTCGCCGGCACCGCGACTTTGACGGTGGACGGGCAGAATTACCTGTTGGTCGGCGATTTCGAATACAACCCCTCGACGGTCACGCGAGAATCGCTCGTCGGCATGGACGACGTGCACGGCTTCAGCGAAAAGAAGCGAGTGGGATCGATCTCCGGCACGCTGCGTGACACTGGCGGCCTGACGGTTGCCGATCTAAACGCAATGGACAACTCGACTGTCGTCGCGCAACTCGCGAACGGCAAGACGATCATCGGCCGCAACATGTGGACCGTCGAAGACCAGACCGTGAAGTCGACTGATGCAACGGTCGAAGTCAAGTTCGAAGGCCCGGCTGTTTCGGAAACGACGAGCTAAGTCATGAGCCAACCTGAAGAAAAAACCATCAAGCTTCGCAAGGCGGTCAAGCTCGGATCCGGTGAGACCGAAGTTGTCTACGACTCGCTGAATCTTCGCGAGCCGACCGCTGGCGAGCTTGATAAAGCCATGGCTGCGTCGACGAACATCGGCATCGGCATCATGCTAATTCACCTGATTTCCGGCCTTCCGAAAGCCGCCGTCGAGAAACTGTCGCAACGTGACTTCACGGAGGCGAACGAGTACCTCGGGGGTTTTACGGACGATGGCCCGACGGCTGCGGAAACGTAATCGCTGACGTCACCCACTTTTTTGGGTGGGGGCCGCACGACGCTGAAGGGCTGAGTCTATCAAAGCTCGCTTGGTGGCTGCGGCAGGCTGAGCGGATCGATAAGAAGCAATCTCAAATGGGGCAATGATGGCAGCAGCTAACGCTTTCACCATAACGATTAGCGCTGCGGACAAGGCTTCGGCAGTTGCCAAGAAAATCGAAGCGGCGCTCGGACGCGTGTCCAGGCCGATTGATCGCGTCACTGCTTCTGCGGCAAAGCTTAACGAAGCTACGGCAAAGATCAAGAAGCCGTTCTCCGACTTTGGCTCGTCGCTTAAGAAATTGAGCGACGAGACTGGTCTGACGCGCGTGGCAAGTGGCCTGCGGAGCATTGGATCGTCGGCGGCCGACGCCGGGAAGAGTCTTTTGAGTGTCGTTGCACCCCTAGCTGGTATTGCGGGACTCGGCTCAGTTGCCGGCATCGCCCTGCTCGCCAACGAGTGGGGGCGCATGGGCGCCGAAGTCCAGCGTACATCAGCCGTGCTGGGCGTTTCTACGCAGGATTTGCAGGCATATCGCGCGGCGGCGAAGCTTGCCGGATTGTCGGCCGAAGACATGACCGGCAGCCTCAAGTCGCTGGGCCGCACAATCGAAGATGCCACCTATGGGCGCAATCAGGACGCGCTCGTGATGATGCAGAAGTTCGGCATCACACTGCATCGCACCAAGGACGGCGCTGTCGACGCGACGCGCGCGATGAAGGATGTCGCGAATGCGATCGTCGCACAGAAGGGCAATGTGCAGGCGCAAGGCCTTATCGCGGGTGCGTTCGGTGTCGAGTCACTGCTCCCGCTTCTGCAGAAGGGCGAGAAAGGCATCGATGCATTCGTGCAGCAGGCTCGCTCGATGGGCTTGGTCTTCGATGACAAGCAACTTGCGCAGGGCCAGAAGTTCAACGAGAACATGCTGCGACTCGAGGCGTCGGCGACGCGCCTCAAGTACAAGTTCGGTGACGCGCTCGCGCCTGCAGTGCAACGCGTGCTCGATGTCGTTAGCCGGCTGGTCGATAAGTATGGCGATGTCGTCGCGACGAAAGTCTCTGAGTATGTTGAAAAGTTCGCGAACTGGATCGATCACGTCGATTGGGATAAGACGACGAGCCAGATCGGCAAGTTCGTCGACTCGATCGGCGGAGTCAAGGGTATTGCGATCGCTATCGCGGCGATCTCGTTCGCCGGTCCGATCGCAAGCGTTCTCGGCCTGATTGGCAATCTTGCGCTGCTCACGACGACGACCGTACCGGCTGCCGCCGCAGCGCTCGCGCGACTCGCGGGTGGCCCGGTCATGGCTGCAGTGCTAGCGCTGCTGCATTCGAAAGACCTGAACACCGGCGAAGACGACTACCTGAAGCAGCATCAGGCAAAGCCGGGCCAGCAATGGCAAGGAGACGCCATCGGCGACCGTCGTCGATCTGGGGCCGCAAATGACGCTCAGACCGCTGGCGTTGTCGGTCGTCTTCAACAAATGGGCTGGACACAAGAGCAGGCTTCCGGGCTGGCGGCTAACTTCTGGAAAGAAAGCCTGTTCGATCCGAAAGCAGTTGGCGATAACGGACATGCTTATGGCATTGCGCAGTGGCATGAGGATCGGCAGGCGGATTTCAAGAAACTATTCGGCATTGACATCCAGAAGTCGACACTTGACCAGCAATTGCAGTTCGCTGATTACGAGTTGCGCCACGGTAAGGAGCAAAAGGCCGGTCAGGCGCTCAGTGCTGCAGCGTCCGCCCAATCTGCGGGCGGTGTAGTGTCGCGCCTTTATGAGCGACCCGCAGATCCGCGCGAAGAGTACTCGCGCGGTCAAATGGCGGCTGCGATCGACCAGAAATTGCATGTCGACGTGCATCTTCACAACGCACCAGCTGGAACCCAGGCAACGGCTAGCGTGCGCAATGGCGCAGGCAAGGCAACCGCCAGAGTAGGCACATCTAACGTAACAGGTCCCCCTGTATGAGCATCGCAAGCATAACCAACGCCGTTGGGAGCATCGGCGGCGTTGCGTCAGCCGCCCAATCGCTCGCGAACCTGTTCAATGGTGGCAGCGGTTACTGGAGTCAGTTACGCCCAGCGAGTTACAACGGCGTCCCATTCGCGGTTTTGTCGGAGTCGGTCTCGGCTGGACGTCGCTCGGTCGTGCACGAGTATCCGAACAAGGAAACGAAGCCTTGGGTCGAGGATCTTGGTCTACAAAGCACCGTCATCCGGATCAACGGGTTTCTCGTCGAGAACAGCCTCGTATATGGCGGTGGCTCGGTTAGCGATCAGAAACTGAAGCTTCTGAACGTGATCCGCGGCGGGATGAATGGCAGCACGAAGGCGCCCGGACTCGGCACGCTGATCCACCCGACGTGGGGTCACCTTCGATCGAACTGCATTTCCGCTGAATTCGGTTCTTCTTGGGACCGCGGTCGCGTCGTCGAAGTGCGCCTGGTGTTCGTGCAGGGCGGCGACCGGCTTTATCCGAAGGAGCAACAGCCGACCAGTAGTGCCGTGGTCAGCGCGGCGAACGGTTTGTACACGCCGACCTTTCTCGGCATGGTGAAAGCGCTGGCCTCTGCTGTGGCGAGCGGCGCGGCGATGATCAAGGCGGCGGTATCGACCGTCGTTGGCTGGTATCAGACGGTCAACACGCTGATCCACGACGTCAAACGGTTCTGGAATTCAATTTCCACGCTTCAGGGTAATTTCGGGCGTCTGTTTGGCGGCGGAAACAATGGCTACGCAGCATCGAACAAAAAAGCCAGTAGCACGGCCACGGTTTCAAGCCTGATTGCGGCGGACACAGCAAGCAGATCCGCTGTTGCTGCCGCTGGCGCCGCCCTTACTGCAGCAGCACAAAACGTCGGCACCGATCCGCAGACGTTTGTTACGGCGGCGCAGGGGGTTGTTGCGGCGCTGGCTGCTTCCGCTGCATCGCCATCAGATGCGATCCGGCTGCTGTCCAGCCTGCTCTCGTATGCACCCGTGCCGGTTGTCGGCACCTCGCAAAGCGCTATCGCCCAGCAAACGACACAAGGCGCATGCAGTGATGTTCTGCGCCGCGTGACCGTCGCACAGATCGCTATTTCGTCGACGGACTATCAGCCCTCGTCGGCTGACGACGCATCGACCGTGCGCGACAACATCGCAGCACTGATCGATAGCGAGATTGAGATAGCTGGCGACCAGGGCGAAGACGATATCTACATGGCTCTCCGCACGCTGCGTCAAGCCGTCGTCGCTGATCTCGATGCGCGCGGTTCCGGGCTCGCCACCGTAGAGACATTCACGTTCGGCACGACTTTGCCTTCGCTAATGCTCGCGAATCGGCTGTATCGCGATTCGACTCGGGCGGATGAACTGGTGACGCAGGCAAATCCGATTCACCCTGCTTTCGTTGGTCCGACGATATCGGCTCTGTCGAGATGATCATTTGTTGATGGTCTTGCTCTCTACAACGCTGCGGTTTGCGGCGTTTTGAAGTAGCGACTTGTTCGCGGCGGCGGCCAGTACGACGCCGACAACGAAGTAAGTCCATGTCGGCAGATCATCCATCCAGATGCGGAGGCCAACTCCGCAGGCAATGCCAAAAACAAGGCTGAACAGCGTAATCCCATCACTTCGTTTCATTCTTCTTCCCCTTCAGGTTGTGACGCATGGTTGACGACGGAATATTACTCTCCATCGGAGACTACATGCTCGCCGGGTGGACGAGCCTACGTTGTACTCGCGGAATTGAAAGATTCCCGAGCGACTTCGAAATCGGTATGACGGAGTTGTTTCCGGGCCAGGCCAATGATGTTGTCGTGCAGCCTGGCGACCCGTGCATTTTGACGATCGGTCTTGATCCAGTCGTGACAGGATATGTCGACAAGGTGATTCCGAGCATCAACGCGAACATGCACGAGATTCGCGTGACGGGGCGCGGCAAGTGTCAGGATCTGCTCGATTGCGCCGCTCAGTGGCCGAATGGGCAGATCAGCAATTGCACGGCGGCTGACATCGCGACGAAGTTAGCTGTCCCCTACAACATTGATGTCGCCTGCGATGTGGCTGGTCTGCCGATCATCCCCCAGCAGAACATCATGTTGGGTGAGACTGCGTACGAGATCATCGAACGGTCGGCGCGATTCAGTGCGCTACTCGTCTTCGAAGACCGCGACGGCAAATTGCGGCTCACGCGCGCGGGCACTGATGTGATGTCGAGCGGCATTCAGGAAGGCGTCAACATGGAAAGCGTGGCCGTCGAACGATCGATGGATCAGCGCTATTCCGAGATCATCGCTGTGATGATCGGCACGAACAACCTGCTGGACCTGAATGCAGTCAATGCGCCGGTATTTACGGCGACGGATCCGAATGTGACCCGCCATCGTCGCCGAGTGATCATCGCCGAGGCTGGCGAGCTCGGATGGGACATCGGCAAGCAACGTGCATTGTGGGAAGTCGCGCGGCGTCGTGGCCGGTCTGAAGTTGTACATGTGACCGTCGATAACTGGCGCGACGTCGACGGCAATCTGTGGGAGCCGAACAAACTCATCGACATTCTCATCCCGTCGATGAAGATTTCAGGTGACCAGTCGGGCACGATTCCGGTTCGATATCTCATTGTTGAGGTGACATATCACCTTGGCCTTGAGGGAACGCATGCCGAACTGACGCTCATGGCGCCAGAAGCGTTCACGCCGCAACCCGTCCTCATCCAGCCGCAGTTCGGCGACGTTATCGGAACAGTACCTCAGCAATGAGCGATCAACACGGAATTTTAGAGCGTGTCGCGCGGCGCGTTCTGCTTTCGCTCGCCCGCGCGCTGGTGACGACGGTCAATGACGCTGGTGGCGTTCAGATGATGCAGGTGAAGCTGAATGCGCTCGAGACGCGAGACAACACGCCGCGGCCCGCCGAGTTCGGATTTACTTCGAACCCGCCCATTGGGTCGGATGCGTTTGTCGTGTTTCTCGGCGGCGATCGGTCTAACGGCGTTGTGTTGGGCACTGTGCATCAGCCGTCTAGACCGAAGAACCTCGCGCCAGGCGAAACGATGGTTTATAGCCAGGACGGCAAATCCGTGTACTTCAGCAACAACGGGATCATCGTTGAGGCAAAGGGCGAAAACGTCATCGTCAATGATGCGGCGGACTATACGATCAACTGCTCCGGAAAATTCAAGGTTGTTGCTGGCGGAGGTGCTGAATTCGACGCGTCGCTCGTGAGTTCAACTGGAGACTTCCAGGACAACTCCGGCTCAAATGCCGCGACCATGAAGACGATGCGGCAGGCATTCAACCCGCACACGCACGGCGATCCGCAGGGCGGAAACACGCTCGGCCCCAACACTTCGATGTAGACCGAACCGAATTGCTTCAACTCGAATAGTTGAAATAATTCGCGCCGCCTGCTAGCCCGCTCCGCGCGGGCTTTTTTGCGCACTGACGAAATGAGCGATACGAAAACGGTTTGGTCAACGCCGAACGGCTACGGCGATTGGCAGATGAATGGCGCGCAACTCGCGACAGGCGATGACTTGGCTGCAGCCATTCTCATCAGTCTCTTCACCGACAGAATCGCCGAGCCAGATGACGTCATACCGGACGGCTCAAACGATCCGCGCGGCTGGTGGGGCGACGCTGGAGAAGCGACGCCGATCGGGTCCCGGCTCTGGCTTCTGTCTCGTGCGAAACAAACGCAGGAAACATTGCAACGGGCCTATGACTACATCGTCGAGGCGCTGCAATGGATGATCGACGATCAGGTCGTCGCGAAGTTCGATGTCCTCGTCGAGTGGACGAAAACAAGCGAACTCGGCGCGCAGGTCGTCGCATACAAACAAGATGGCTCGACGGTGGCGAATGCCTTTTCGTGGGCTTGGCAAGGGATTAACTAAATGCCGTTCTCAAGACCGACGTTATCGGCGCTACAGACTGAGGTCGCGTCTGACATTGCATCGAGTGTTCCTGGGTCCGATCCGTTGCTGCGATTTGGGAACCTGCGAATCACCGGACGAGTGCAGGCTGGGCTTGCGCACCTCCATTACGGCTATATCGACTGGGTGGCGAAACAAGCCGTCCCATTCACATCGACAGATGAGTATCTGGCTGGCTGGGGCGCACTGAAGAACACCTTCCTGAAGGAAGCGACACCGGCGACCGGTTCCGCAACGTTTGCGGGTTCTTCGGGAACCATTCTGGCTGGCACAGAGGTCGTTCGCGGCGACGGCTTCATCTACACGACGAATGCGGACGCAACCGTGTCCGGGTCGTCTGTCACGGTTTCCGTCACCGCAAGCACGCCGGGTGCGGCGGGCAATTGCGACGCCGGAACGGTATTGACGCTCGGCACCGCGGTCACGGGTATCCAGTCGGGCGGCACTGCCGCGGCTGCATTCACGGGCGGCGCGGACGTCGAGACCCAGGACGCCTTTTATAGCCGCGTGATGGCGGCATTTCAGGCATCGCCACAGGGCGGATCGAAATCCGATTACGTGACGTGGGCGCTTCAAGTTGCTGGCGTGACGCGCGCATGGGTGAACCCGAACGGCTTCGGTGCAGGGACGGTCGTCGTGTATGTGATGTTCGACAATGCTGAAGCGGCGCACGGCGGTTTCCCGCAAGGCACGAATGGCGTTGCCGCTACGGAAACGCGGGCGGCAGCAGCGACCGGCGATCAACTGACTGTTGCGAATTACATCTATGTAGTGCAGCCGGTGACGGCGCTTGTCTATGCCTGCGCGCCGACGGCGAACTCGGTCAATTTCACGCTCACCGGCACATCGTCATGGAGCACGACGACGAAGAACGCGGTGTCGGCTGCAATTTCAGGCGTCTTCCTGCAAAACGGCGTACCTGGCGGGACGATCTACATCTCGGATATTGAGTCGGCCATCGCAGCAGTGTCGGGCACCGAGGGATTCGTCATCACCGTGCCTACAGGGAACATCACTAGCGCCACAGGTGCCCTGCCTGTTCTCGGCGCTGTGACATTTAACGCATGAGGTGAGTGATGCCAGCACCGACACTCACTTCAGCCGACTTTCTTCGCGCGTTTCAGGTTTTGATGCCACGCGGTCGAGTGTGGCCGCGCGACTCAGATGCAGTCCAGGCAGAGGTGTTCACTGGTCTGACACAGATCTATGCGCGGAGCACCGCTCGAGCGAATTACCTGCTTGTCGATGCCTTCCCGGCGACGACGTACGAACTGCTTCCTGAATGGGAGGCGACGCTCGGCTTGCCTGATCCGTGCGCCGGCACGGCGCCAACGATCCAGCAACGGCGAAATCAGGTCGTGGCGAGGCTTTCGAATAGCGGCGGCCAGTCGGTCGCTTATTTCGTCAACTTCGCGGCCAATCTTGGCTACCAAATCTCAATCGAGAATTTTGCGCCAGCCAGGGCGAGTCAGGCCCGATGCGGAGATGCTGATTACGGGAAAGACTGGGCGTTTGCGTGGTCCGTCGGTCTCCCGCTCAGCAGCGTGACATATGCACGTGCCGGCCAATCGGCCGCGGGCGAGCCGCTGGCCAGTTGGGGAAACGCTGTCTTGCAGTGTGAACTGAATGACGTGAAGCCAGCCCACACCATACTGCTGTTCAAATACCTCACAGAGATTTTCGATAACTCGGTGGTCGGTGACTTTGGACATCCTGTCCTCACGTCTGATGGCCGCCCGGTAGTGATTTGAGACAAGAAACAGGACCCATATGTACCAAATAGATTCGAGTGGCAGTGTCATTGCACAGCCGACTCCTGCGGCTGCTGGAACGCCTGGTTGGTTCACCGGCGGAAATCCTGCTACCGGTACTCCAGCCACGATCCTAGACGCGGACTGGTTTAACGCCTTGCAGGCGGAGCTGCTAGCGATCCTGTCTGCAGCCAGTATTACGCCAGTAAAGGGGACGAATAATCAGGTTCTCGCGGCAATTCAGGCGCGCTTCTCCGCACAAAGCCAAACATTCGGCATCGGTCAGACATACACCGATGTGACGGCAACGCGTGCCTTAAACACCACGTACACGAACAGCACCGGGAAGCCGATTGTTGTGTATGTGTTCGGCTCTACTACGGCCAACACTAGCGCGATGGGCCTGGTCATCAATGGTGCTGAAAGCGCTGTGAGTTTTGGCGCAACGACAGCGATTGCGATCGGTGTGACGGGGGTGGTCCCGGCTGGCGCAACATACAGCATCATCACTACCGGCAGCGTGTCCTTTTCCTCTTGGAAAGAACTGCGTTAATAGGAAATCGGAATGCAATATTTTATTGATAGCGCGACCGGCAATGCGTGGGCATTCGACGATGATGTCACCGTCTCCGCAGGCGTTGCTTCTTCGCCATCGGGATCTGCCGATGTGCCAAAAACCTTGTCTCCGTGCACGAAGGCGCAGGCCGATGAGGCCGCTGCACCAAAGCCATTGACAGGCGATGCGCTGATGCAGGCAAACACATCTCAGCGCGACGCGCTCTTGAGCACTGCTGCTCTCGCGATCGGGCCGCTGCAGGATGCCTCAGATCTGGGCGAATCGACCGACGCTGAAACCGCGTCGCTCAGGCAGTGGAAGCAGTACCGCATTGCTGTTAATCGCATCGACCTTACGCAAGCATTACCCAACTGGCCCGTTGCGCCGACTGTATAAATAAATCAATCGATGCGCAACCAGCCGCCTTTGGGCGGATTTTTTGTTTCTGAGAGACCAATTCCATGCCAACAGGCGCAGGCGTTCGCCTTCCCGACTTTCCGGATGCTACTGGCTTCACGGATGCCGATCTGGTTTTCATGACCCAGAATGGGGCGACCGTCAAAGGGACAGTCGCACAATTGAAGACTGCCGTTGCAATTAGTGCGACAGCAGAAGCATTTGTTCCAGGTGATGGCGTAACGGCAGGCACATTTCTGCCCGGCGGAATGTCCATCACATTGACTGGAAACTATGCGTCGATCAATGACCTTGATGTTTATGCTGACGCCGTGCCGCAGCTTGACTGCACTCTGACCGGTCAGGTGCTAGGGTTCAGCCCGACCATTCCCACCGGGATCTCTAAGATCATCGTGCGTGGGAAGCAGGCTCGGTCGATCGGATCGCCCTCAGACGCGACCGTCACCGATGCGAAGCTCGCGCCGGGCAGCAACATCTATTTCGTCGTCAAGCGCACGGCGGACCCGCGCGCATACGGCGCGGCTGGTGATGGTGTAACTGATGACATGCCAGCGCTTTTGCGTGCCATTGCGGCAAATCCAGAGGTCGAGTTCACGGCGGGCACATACGCGCTCAACCCTGGCACGTTGCCTTCAACGCTCAGGCTGCTCACTGCGCGGCCGGGAGTAACGATTGTGCCGGGGCCGTCGGTTCCTACGGGCGCTGGCTTCTCGACTTGGCTAACTGCGGCCGGGCTCACCAACGCCGAAATTAGCGGCCTGCAGTTCCAGGCGCCATCCGTCACCTACGGCGGACTGACTGTGCTGCTCGGCGCGTCCTGCGTATCGACCAAGATTACCGATCTGGTCCTTCAGGGCGCTGGATATAACGGGATTTCCCTTGCGCTCGGTAGCCGTAATAAGGTTCTCGGTTGCGATGTGATCGACTACAAGGGTGGCGGCATCATTGCCTCCGGAAGCTCTCTTGCTGTTCTCGATATTGGGACCGAAATCGCTGGCTGCTACACCCAAGGGAATGGCGCGTCCAGCATCGCTCACGGCGTTGCGTTTAACTTCTGCCAAGACTTCAACGGGCACGATAACAGAAGCATTTCTGCCGGTACATTCGGTTTTAGCGCAAATCAATGCGAAGGCGGAATTCTGCATAACAACATCAGCTCCGAAAGCATTCATGAAGGTCTCAATGTCGAAGACAGCAACTTCATCAAAGTCATTGGGAATAGAGCGCTATGGGCTGTTGGCGGTGGAAGTAGCTTTGACTACGGCATGAGTTTCTTTGCCAACTCTAGGAATTGCTTTGGACTAGAAGTGCTCGACAATAGTGTCGTGAATTCAGGTAGTTGCGGCATTGCCTATGCTGGTTCATCTACGTTCGGCGTACAGCACTCGCCTCTGCGCGGGAACCTCGTTTTTAACTGCAACCAAAAGAAAGCTGCTACCGCTAGCGGCACAGACAACTTAGCCGGGATCATGCTTTCTGCGACGCAGACGCAAGCCAATCCAGTTGCTGGGAATACAGTTGTAGATGTGGGGATTAATGCGCTGACATACGGTATCGCCGAGTTGGACTTCGGCACCGGCGCACCGACAAGCAACGAAATTACTTCTAACCGCACCTTTGCTCAAAACAATTTCTCAGGTGGATCGGCAATCCACACAGCAGGACCATCGACCAAGACGGCACTTAACACTTCGCAGCTTTGAGGACATTAACAATGAAACGAATTTTCGCTGGCGCATTGGCCGCGCTTTTATCGTTTTCTGCGATCGCCGCGACGACTGTTCCCGTACAGCTGCTTAATCCGACTGGCTCAACCTCTGGTCAGGTCATCCGGTCGACCGGCCCGACGTCGGCGCCCGCATGGGGCAATGTCGCAGTCACGGCGCTCGCTGCGCAGGCCTCAAACACGGTGGTGGCGAACGTAACAGGCTCGGGAGCCAGTCCTACGGCGTTCGCCATGCCGAGCTGCAGCACGTCATCGAGTTCGCTGAATTGGACCGCCGGCACCGGATTTACCTGCAATACGTCAGTCAACGCGGCACAACTCGGCGGCGCCACGTTCGCAGCGCCCGGCCCGATTGGATCAACGACGGCATCGACCGGCGCCTTCACAACGTTGTCCGCCAGCAGCACCGTGAGCGGCACGGGGTTCAGCACGTATTTGGCTTCGCCGCCCGCCATTGGTGGAACCACGCCCGCTGCCGGCACCTTTACGACCCTGAAGGGGAACTCGCTTGCGAAGGTGTTCGCAACCAACACCAGCGCCCAAAGCATCCCGAGCGCAGCGAACACAGCCGTTACTGGCTGGACTGCCGGAATCGACGTCAACAGCAATTTCACGACGTCGACCGGCACTTTCACCGCGCCCACCACTGGCTATTATGTTGTAACCGCGCAACTGACATGGGGGGCGATTGCAGGAGCAGGTGCATCCGGCCAGTTAAAGGCAACCGTATATGTGAACGGGTCGCCGACGACGCTTCAGGGCTTCGCGCCAATGTCCAACACGACTCAGCAGACCAACGTTGTCCAAGTGAGCGGGATCGTCAACGTCACGTCAGGTCAGACGATCGTGCTGAATGCCTTCCAGAACAGCGGCAGCGCCGTCGCCTTGTCGAACTCGGTCGGTGCTGTCTGGATGAACGTCTACCAGCTTCCGTGACGGCATGCGCCGCAACGCGCCTTTGATGACGGTCGAGTGAAACACGAACTCGGCCGCACCGAATGTCAGACCAGCGGCCAGGGCGACACCAATCGCTGCAATGAAGTAAGCGGCGAGCGGTGCGCCGTGTGCGAAACGCACCATCAGGTACATCGCTGCGGCAATGAAGATGGTGTGCGAAAGGTACAGGCCGTATGAGTAATCGCCCGCGCGCTCAAGAAATTTCGGCACGCGCAATCCCTGCACGAGATGCAGAAGCAACGAGAACGACAGACCCCAAAGCACATAGCGCACGTAGTAGGGCATCGGGCCGACCGTCTGCGCAATGATGAGCAGGATCAGCGCCTGAATCGCGAGTGTCAGGGGATTCGCAGTCTTCAGCGCGTCGCGACCCACCAGCCCATACAACGCCCCCGCGATGAACTCGAAGTTAGCCGGCGACACAAGAATCCATTTTCCGACGAGCATAACCTCATGATCTGACGGAAACGGATGAACGCCCAACTGGCAGGCTAGCGCAATGATGGCCGCCCAAATGCCGAGCGCCACTGCGATGTGTTGACGCGACATCCGAAGCAGGACGAAGGCGTACATGATGGCGTAGAACACCATCTCGTAGACCAGCGTCCAGTACGGAACGGCGTAGCTCTCGTTGAATGCCGACGCCGGAAGCAGGCTCAGCGAGTACCAGCCAAACTGCCATTCCCGACCGAGTAGCGGGAGCAGCAGCCCGCCGAGCGCGACGGCCGCCCAGTAGGACGGGTATATCCGCGCGATGCGCTGCGGCATGAAGATAGCGCCTTGCGACAGGCAGAGCGTCATGACATAGCCGGATATCACGAAGAAGATGCTGACGCCCATCTGGCCGAAGCCGATCGGCAGGAACGGGGTGAAGTCAACGCCTTTGGCTTGGCAGGCGAAGAAAATGCTGTGCTGTAGCACGACCAGGCAAGCCGCTATCGCGCGAAGCCCTTGGAGGCCGCTGTTCTTGTTCATTCACCCTCTCAAAGGCTCGAAAAGTTCCCGAATCTTACCGGATTCCGGGAACCTAGCGGGAGTCGCTATTTTTTGACCGCAGCCTTAACCAGCGGCGCAAGAATTGCAGCCTGGCGTTGAGCCTTTATGCTGAGCAGATAATCATCCGGATAGAGGCATCCCGACATGTGCGCCTGCCAGTTTGGGAGCGCAAGAATCTCGTTGTACTGCCTCACCAGCGGAACGTTGTAAGCGATGGCGATGTTATCCATCGTCGTGACGTAGTTCTGCAGGTACGGGTGATTGTCGTCACAGACCGGGTTCGGCTCCTCGATGACCGGAACCTTGCCGGCGTTGCGGACATCCTGAACCCACTGAATCAGCGCATCGGCGTATGGCCCAAGAGACTGCACGAGATCATCGTTGATCGCGTGGTTGTCGAGCACGATCACGGACTTCGATCCGACAATTCTCTGCGCGAACGGCGGCCCTCCTCCGTCCACACCCGCCATCATGTTGACCAGCGTCGACGCAGTTCCGCCGGAGGCGTGATTTGCGATCGTGACACCCGGAAACTGCGCACGCAGAATCATCTGCGAGACATTCGGCTCGGAGTTCTGCGTGATCGTGGGCATGCTGTAGTTCATGCCAGTCAATCCCATCATCGAATCATCACCATAGACGTCGATGAGGATGGGCTTGACTGGCGCTGAATCGCTGGCTGGCGATGGAGCAGATGTCGCGACCGGCGATGATGCCTCGGATGCTGCGACGATCGGCGTGGCCGTGACTACCGGCTTAGCCGATGTGGTCGTGACCGGTTGGTCGTTGCCACCACAAGCGGCCAAGCATGCCGTCAGCGCAATTACTGCCCCTCTTCTCCATCGGCTACCTGCCGAACCCGCGCGCCGAACGTCTCCATGAACTGAAGAACGCGGTTGAATTCCTCGTCCGTCAGCGCCATTCGAGCGGCACCCACAAATGCCACGTGCGGACCCATCTTCCGCGGCGTGTGACCTCCGGTGTACTTCCGGAACTGCTGATCGCCGCCCAGCCAGAATATCTCGGCCATCTCCTTGCCGGTCGCATTGCGACGGCGCTTGAGCTCCGCCAGATCTTCTGTCGATGGTTCGCTGAATTGGATTGGCATGTCTTCTGGGTGCGCGGTCAAGGCGCGTGCGAAAGCTGATTTTCATGGTTCATCCTGTCGGGTTGTCGGGCCGCGCAATTGCGCTACCTCTGAGGCGGATATTAGACCCGTAGGGGCTAACTCGTCAAGCATAAATTTAATGACCAACTAGCCCGCCACGCGCGGGCGTTTCTTTTCCGGGGCACTCCTTTGAACCATCCACATCCGCACAGCCGCGATCCCGCGATCGCCGCCCTGGAGCAACGCATGTCAACCCTTGAGCAGCAGGTAGGCGATTGGCGAACTGAGTTATCGGCCAACACAGACGCGACTTTACGAGTCGAGTCGAACACGAAAGAGTTGGTCGAGTTGCTCAAGCTCGCCAAGGGCGGTATCGGGTTCTTCACCGCGACGGGTCGAATTCTGCGGAAGCTGGTTGTGTGGTTCGGGCCGTTCATCGCGTTCGCGTCCGCAGTCTGGGCGCTATCTCACGGCAAGTGGCCCGGTCAAGGATAGAAGGGAGTGAGCCATGCAGTTGAACTCGAACATCGTTGCGGCAGGATGCGGGTCTTCGATTTTGAGGGCTGCGCAATGGGTCGCCCCGCTCCAAGCCACGTGCGACAAGTACCACATCAACACGCCCCTCCGCATCGCTGCATTCCTCGCGACGATCGGCGTCGAATCCGCCCGCCTAACCGCCGTCGTCGAGAACCTGAACTACAGCGCGGAAGGTCTGCTATCGACCTTCCCGAAGTACTTCAACGCCGTCGAAGCTGCGCAGTACGAACGCCAGCCGCAACGCATCGCGAATCGGGTCTATGCGAACCGGTATGGCAACGGGAACGAGGCAAGCGGTGACGGCTGGAAGTATCGCGGGCGCTCGCTGATCTGCGTCACCTTTCGCGACAACTACGCCTCATGCGGCAAGGCGATTTCGCTGCCTCTCGACTCACATCCGGAGTTGCTTGAACAGCCGTGCAATGCGGCGCTTGCTGCGGGCTGGTTCTGGGATGCACACAACCTGAATCCGCTGGCCGATGCCGGGAAGTTTGAGGGCATCACCCGCGCGATCAATGGTGGATTGAACGGCTACTCCGAACGCCTCGCTTTGTATGCCGCAGCAAAGAAAGCCTTAGCTGTTTGAAGCGTAAGCACTGGTTTACCTCTCACACACATAAAACGCCGACAACGCATCGGCTATCCAAACACGCCCGTAGGCCGGACGGGCCATTAAACCTTAGCAAGGAATTACATGGCCTCAAATTTGAAATACAGCGCATCGCTGAAGAACGCTCAACAGGATGCGATAACAACGAAACTCGGCGCCAGTGCCGTGCTCAACATCTACAGCGGCACGCAACCGGCAAGTCCCGATACGGCTATCACGTCGCAAGTCCTGCTCGCGGCGCTTACGTGTAACGCCACGTTTGCCCCCGCCTCGTCGGGTGGCGTCCTCACGCTGAACAGCATTTCGAATGGAACCGGAACGGCTGGCGCCGCAGGCGGGACGACTGCGACATGGTATCGACTGACGACCTCCGGTGCCGTTGCGCATATCGACGGCACGGTTGGCATTTCGGGCGCCGACCTGAATCTGACGAACACCAGCATCGCGCAAAATCAGACGGTTTCTGTCACGTCCTTTACGTTGACCAACTCGAACTGATGAGGTCCGCACGTGGCCTCTCTAACCGCCTCATCGCTACATCAGGATAGCGGGACATTTTCGCTGGTCGGCGCTGACTGGGCTGTCGCAAATAGTTCGTGGACGCTCACCCGCAAAGCATCTGGTGGCTCGACCATCTCGCTGACCAACATCGGCACCGCAGTTCAGCACACGGCGCCGGCTGGATCGGGAAACTTCGTCCTCAACTACACGGACGGCCCAAGCGGTGCGGGAAGCGCAACCGGCATCGTCTACGTTACTGCGTCGACGTTCGCGACTGGCAACGGTATCCAGATCACGCTGCCAGCGGACACCAGCGTCCGCACAGCAACGATTTACTGGGGCGAGAGCGGCACCACTGGCAGGCTGAATGCAACTCTGTCGGACGGCAGCGCATCGGCAGCCACGCATACAGTTGCGGCTGCGACGGACGCCCAGAATTTCGGGTTCATCTCGACGATCCAATGGCAAGCGGGATCGGCCAGTCAAACACTGACGGTCAAGCTCACCACCGATGCGACCGTTGATGGTCAGGACGAGATAGCGTTCCAGGGTGTCGCGTGGAACTTTCTCATCACAGGAACCGGCGCGTCAACGCAAGCAGCCAATACCTCGTCAGCATCGGGTGCCGTTGGTATTTCAGGTAGTGGCGCAAGCACGCAGGCAAAGAACACGAGCGCGGCATCTGGTGCCGCGATCGTTGGCGCGGTTGGCTCGTCGACTCAGGCGGCTAACACGGCAGCGGCTTCGGGCCTTGTGCTGATTTCCGGGTCGGGCGCCTCAACGCAGCAGAAGAACGCCAGCGCTGCGAGCGGATCGGCCAGTATCACGGGCACCGCGGCAAGCACGCAAGCGAAGAACGTCTCGAGCGCTTCCGGTTCCATCGGCAATGTATCGCAAGGAAGCGGCGCGAGCACGCAGGCGGCTAACGTTTCGGCTGCATCTGGCGGCGTCGTAGTTGCTGGATCGTCCGCGGTGACGCAGGGCAAGAACACTGCCGCGGCATCGGGCGTGTCCGTCGTCTCCGGTAGTGCATCGTCAAGCCAGTCTGCCAACGTCTCCGCAGCATCGGGAAGCGTTGGCTTTGCGGCCATTTCAGGTGCGGGCGCATCGTCACAGAGCCGCAATGTATCGCTGTCGATTGGCGCCGTTGCCGTCTCCGGTTCGTCGGCTTCGGTGCAAGCGGCCAATAGCGATTCCGCTGCCGGAATCGTTTCGGTGTCGGGCTCCGCATCATCGGCCCAGCAATCGAACGTGAGCACTGGCACAGGTCACATAGGAGCCGCCATCACCGCCCCGCCCGTCACCTTCCCTGTCTACGGTGAGCGACGAGTTTTCAGCGTTCCATCTGAGAGCCGATTCTCAACTGTGCCCGCCGAAAGGCGAATCGTAAAAGTCGCAGCATGAGCCCCGCCGAGTGCGGGGTTTTCTTTTGGAGCGCCTATGGCAGTTCCCGTAATCACGCCGACGATTGAGAAGCGGGCCGCCGCCGTTCTCGACTACGGCTTCGATCTCAGCTCACAACCCAATCAGATTTATCAGCCTTGGCTGGCTCCCGGCGAGCAAGTTGTGTCGCTCACCGTCAGTGCTGATTCCGGGCTGACAGTTTCTTCGTCAAGCATCAGCACGAACGCAAGCGGCGTCGCTGGCGCGCTGCTTATCGCCTGGCTGTCTGGCGGCGTCGCCGGAACCAGCTATGCAGTGAGATACCAGTTCACAACCAATTCGACTCCGCCGCGCACCGATGTTCGTACGCTGCAGATTCAATGCGTATAGGCAAACCATGACGCAATCACCGCAAGTGCCGCATGAGCACTTCCAGCACGAGTCAATCGAGATCGCGGTGTATTACCCCGATCACCCGCCCCGCACCGAATCCGCGCTGTTCCGCAAGACCAAGCATCACCTTGTCGCGGTTCTCGATACACCGTGCTGGGTCTGTGGCTCGAAGGAGTCGCGCGAGGTGCATCACTTCCACGCGGAATGGGCCGACGCAGACGGGATCGACTGGGACAAGATGCGCGCGCTGCATCCGAACTTCCCTTGGTCGACGTTCTCGGAAGCATCCGACTTCATCGACTCCGAATACAACATGCTCGTTCTGTGCGAGCGTCACCACCGCGGCAAGAATCACGGCATCCATCTATTGCCGTATCCAATCTGGATCATGCAGCGCAATCAACGCGCTGATTTCATTTTCTCGCCCGACGAGATTCCAACCAAGGAGCAATCATGACCTTTGGCAACCTATCGCCCAACACGCAAAAGATGCTCATCGGCGCAGTGCTGTTCGGCGCTTGGGCCTATCTGGTGTACACCGGCAAAACCGATGCGTCGTCGTTTGTCGACTACATCAAAGACGGCCTGATTGGGCTCGGTCTGTACCACACGCTGAAGCCGACACAGCCCCCTGCGCCTCCCGCAGCATGATCCGCCTAACCCTCATCGCCGCCCTGCTTCTCTCCGGCTGCGTCTCTGTCTGCACTGGTAGTGCTAGTTCGATGAACTGTCGCGTTGTGCCGGTTCATTTCTACACCGATTAAACCTCCGGACCTATCTCAAAGGTCCAGACCTCCCGCATCAAACCTCTGGAGTTCCCATGTTCAAGAAACTAGTCGTTGTCTTGGCGGGCATAGTCGCGCTCGCTGCCTGCAACTCCCTTCCGACCGTTCAGCAGCAGTTCCAGACGGGCTGCACGATCGTGAATGGCGACCTCGCGATCATCGCCACTTCGCCCTTGCTAAACGCAGATCAGCAAGCCACGATCACAAAAACGATCCTTCCCGCCAATCAGGCAATCTGCAAGGCAGGCGCAACGCTGAATGTCGCCGACCTCAAGGCGTTCCATGATTCGCTGTTGCCGGCTGCAGTTGCAATCGTTCAAGGCGTTCCGGCGCTTCCGAATCAGGCGGCTATCCTGCTTGGCTTGCAGACGTTCGGACCGATGGTTCAGGCGATCATCGATCAGGTCATCACGGCTTCGGCTCCGGTTGCAGCGAGTCAATAAATGAGCAAGTTCCTCACCGAGCTTCAGGTGGAGAACGCAACCGGTATGGATGATGGCAAGTGGCGCTTGACCGCGCCGCTCGTCTATCAGTCCGATGTTGCCGGGATGACGTTCACGGCCCCCGCTGGCATGGTCACGGATTTCGCCTCAGTGCCAAGGGCTCCGCTCGCCTACATGCTGTTTGGCGACCGGGCAAGCGAAGCGTCTGTGATCCATGACTACATCTATGGTTCGCACATCGTGCCGCGAGCCGTGGCCGATCAAGTGCTTCGCGAAGCGTCTGCGGTAACGGGCGTTTCGTGGTTCGCGCGTAATTCGATGTGGCTCGGGGTGCGGCTGTTCGGCGGCTCGCACTGGAACCCGGAACCGGCTTCGCCCGCTGTAGAGCACGAGCACCACTGAAGCCCGCCGCATAATATCCGCTCAGTATCTGTTCAAAATCCGCCTGGTGAGCAGATACCAAAAGTCGGTACTGTTTTACCCATAAGCAGTACCGACTTAACAGCCTGTAATGCGTAAAAGTAAAAAACAGGCTGGAAACGATATTCTGCTTAAAATCAAAGCAAACGCAGCTTAATCGCAATCTATAGCGATCCGGCCTTGTGCCGCACCCCTCTACTCTCGCCATTGGCGACGATCAATCAGCCGGCGGCATTAACGGCCCAAGCCACAACGCGCCCTTGAACCATGGCGCGCGCAAATCGATGGTATCGATCTTGCCGAATTGTGCGGCATCCCATCTCGGTTTGTCGGGCCCGTAGAAGCGCGGCCAGCACCGTACAAACACAAGTTCCTGCTTGGCTTCCTCGCGCTTCACCCAGTACGCGCCCTCCGTATTCGGTTGTTCACTGGTCCAATTTTCCGGTAACCCCATCCCGCCTCCCGCGCCTAAGCGCACGTCAATCCCGATCTCACGGACAGCAGCGCGGACTTCCTCCGCACCAGTATTTGTCGCCCCGCTGCTGCATCGATTCAACGATATCTTCGTCGATCTCGCAATCCTGTTCGCAGCAACAGCAGTTTGTCCAGAGGACGCCTCGCGGACTTTCCCATACCCCATTCGGCAGAGGCTTCTCTGGCGGCCCATGTGGGATATACCTCACACGCTGAATGAGGTCTAGCATTCGCGCACGCGCACTATTCATCACTCTCCCCCGCGCCCTTGAGCGCACATCAATCAGCCAACCGATTCCGGTTGCGCGTCAATCATCCCCTCAAGCATCTCCCGCACGTCATCGAACCGCACGAACTCGCCGGGTTCTCCGTCTTCGCACGGAACCAGCCAGTTCGATCCGCTGTAGTCGCCTCGTTCTTCATAGCGCTTCAGGGTGGCCAACAGTGCTTCGACTTGTTCTCGCGTCATATCTGCCCCGCCAAATCCGGATAGTCCTCGGTAAAGCAAAACCACCGCAGCCATGCGAGCACCCGTCCGCGATTGGCTTCGTGGAACTCGGCCATTTCCATGTCTTGCATGTAAGCCGCACCATCCCATCCGACGCATGGCGACATGATTGGTTGCACATTCTGAAGCATCATCACTGGACCATGCCTGAAATTTCGGTTGATGACTTGCAGCCTGTCGCCGCGATTCCATCCTGTCGGCAACCATCCCGGTACAAACGATTCGCTCATCGCGTCTCCCTTGATTGTGTCGCCCAAACCATCGCCAGCTTCGCCCACGCATTGTCTCGCGGGCATCCTGTTGTACTGCAGAAGTAATCGAAGTCCTCCAGCGGCGTATGCCCAAGATCGTTCGGGACGATGGGCAGCTCAGCCAGGATAGCTTCAGGGTTTCCGTATTCGAACGTCATAATCCCCTCCCACGATAGTCCGGAATCAACGGCTCGCGCTTCATCACTGGTTTGCCTTCGGCGTCCGACCACTCTGCCCTTGGCATTGATTTCATCCAGTGATCGCTCGGTTCGTCGATGCCCATGCGGGCGCAGTAGCGCCGAGTCAAGATCACAGCGTAATACTCCGCGTCGGGCCTGCTGAGGTTCGCCTCGAACTGCAGGATCGCGGCGCGTTCGGCGAAGAATTCGAGGGCGGATTCGGACATATCTTTGGATCGCGGTGCCTAAAAATTAATCGTCGCTAATGGCGCTGTAACCGATTGATTCCATTAGTCGTCGATGTGCGTTTTTATGCGCACCATAACGACCGGATAATCGCCATTTTACCTCTAAATATCAGTCACTTAGTATCAATATCCGGCTTTACGCGGGAGGTAATGATCCGCCTTGCTGGATAAGGCTCTCCGCTTATTCGTTGCTGATTCGTCTGGAATTTTTCATCCAGTAAGCTTCACTTCCGTCCACTCTGCACCCCGCGTGTCGCGGTACATGGCGGTCATCTTGGCCGACTTGTGACCAAGAATCGCCTGGGCGAAATCCTCGCCATACTGGTCGGTATAGAGTCGCGCAGACAGGCTCCGCAACTCATGGAACGTTGGTGCCGTCTTGCCCTCATCCCATGTGATCTGCGACTTCTCGCGGGCGAACCGGAAATATTTCGTGAGCGACGCAGCGGTAACCGGATCGCCGGCATCACGCCCGTTTGCTTTCTTGTTGTAATGCAGCATGGAGCGTGATACGAAACGGTCTCGGCATCGCTTGATGACGTCTTCCAGCGACAGGCCGATGACATCAAGTCGGACCGCTACCGGGATACGAATCTTCACCTTGGTCTTTTTCTGCGTCACGAACAAGAACCCGTCCTTGACGTCCGAAAACAGCATACTCGCGACGTCCTCACGACGCTGGGCCGATAGCAGGGCAAGTTCGAAGCTCCGCGCAACCCAGGGATCGAATTCTTCGGCGGCCTTGTAGACTTCCAGGAAGTTTTCCCATGTGAGGCGCGATCGCTCAACTTCGAATTGCGGGACGCGTGTCACCGTGACGGGGTTCTTGCCGGTCTCAATCAACCCTTTGACCTCGGCTTCGCGGAACATATCCAGCAAGGTCTTGCGCATCAACGCGGCCATTTGTGCGCCCCGCTTCGTCGCTGCTTCCTCGATGAATGTCGACACCTCGTCGGTCTTGATTGACCGAAGGTGCTTCCTGAGAAACGGCGCCGTGCGGATTGCGCGGATGCCGGCCTTAACCGTCTTGATTGTGGCCTCCGTCCCTTTCCGCGTGTCGATGTAAATCTGCTCGTACTCGCCCGTCCAGTCGTCCAGCGTCTTCCCGGCTGGCTCCAGAAGCTTCTGTGCCAGATTGATGGGGCCGCGACGCTGCTCGACCGCCAGATTGGCGGCCCGCGCCTCGGCGAACGCCTTCCCTTGGTCACGTCCGAGACCGTGACTTTTCTTCGTGTCCGGGTCGCGCCAATAAAAATAGCCGGCACCGTTCTGATTCAGATGTGCCGGCCAGTTCCTTCGCTTGGCTTCCCTTCGCCTAGCTGCCATTCCCTATCCTTCGGGCCATTTCCCCGTCTAGATCAGCATATACCGCGTTCGGCTCGACAAAGTATCGACGCCCGATCTTGATGGGCGCCGGCACGATCCAGCCGTACTGGCGCCAATTGTAGAGCGTGTTTCTGTGTGGCTTGGCTGCGCCGAATATGCGCTCAGACCAAGCCTCCAGCGTTATCAGCTTCGGCATTTCCGCAACTTCCATAATCCCTCCGCTATGCGCCTTTGACACACAAAACCTGTTTCAACACATGAACGACTTCGACCAGATCGCGCTGATTTTCCATCACGACGTCGATGTCTTTGTACGATGCCGGAATCTCGTCGAGCACAGCATCATCCTTCCGGCACTCGACGCCTTCCGTCTGGGCGGCAAGATCGGCGATAGTGAATGTGCGACGAGCCTGCGCGCGGCTCATTTTCCGGCCGGCACCGTGCGAGCATGAGCAGTACGATTCCAGATTGCCCTTGCCGCGGACGATGTAGCTACGTTGGCCCATCGATCCGGGGATAATGCCTAGATCGCCTTCGCGTGCCCGAATTGCGCCCTTGCGAGTTACCCAAAGGTTGCGCCCGAAGTGGTTCTCGCGCTCGACATAGTTGTGGTGACAATTCACCGCCTCGTGCGTTATCGTGAACTCGATCGGGATATGCCGGCGCAACGCAGCAATAACCGCATCCATCATCACCCGGCGATTCTCAAGCGCGTAGTCCTGCGCCCAGTTGACTGCCTCGACGTAATCGTTGAAGTCGTCCGTGTCTTCCGGGAAGTAGGCCAGATCGCCATCAGGCAGGCTGATGAAATACTGCTCCATCCGCTTCTTCGCCTTCTCGATGAAGTAACGCCCGATCAGGTTGCCGACACCACGCGAGCCACTGTGCAGCATCACCCACACGTCCTGCGCCTCATCGATGCACAGTTCGATGAAGTGATTACCGGAGCCAAGGGAGCCGAGTTGGCGCGCGGCATTCTTGTTGAAAATTCCCGTATGCTTGTCGGTGATGAATCCATACCGCACAACGAGTTCAGCGGGCATCGTCGGCATCCGGTCAGGGTCATGCGCACCGCCAGCGCCAAGCGGCACATCACGCTCAATCTGATGACGGATTGCGGCGAGACTATCCGGGAGGTCGGACGCCTTCAGCGACAAGCGAACCGCGTTCATCCCGCACCCGATGTCGACGCCGACCGCTGCGGGCACGATAGCCTTGTCCGTCGCGATCACTGTGCCGACCGTTGCACCGATGCCAGCGTGAACGTCGGGCATGCATGCAACGCCATTGCCAGCGATAAACGGCAGGCGTGCGATGTTCTTCAGTTGCTGGAGCGCTGAGTCTTCGACTTCGTCGGTCCAGATTTTGATGGGCCGCGCGCCTTCTTCGTTGATGACTTTCTTCATTTGATTTTCCATTCCCTCGCGGTCACCCGCAAAATTCGTTGCAACGCTGCTTCCATCTATCCCGCTAACCATTTGATCTTTGCCTTGCCGCACTTGCAGCAATAGCCGGGTTGGAAATATTGGCCGGTTCCGTTGCTCTGGACGGAATGCCATCGCCATTTGTGCCAGCAGAAAGTCACCCCTTCTCTCCCTCAAGTTCCAACGCTTCGATCAGCAATTCCGCCTCTTCGACAACGGGTTTCCATCGCCTGACCAGCTCGCGCGCAGATATCAGATCGCACTCGCGGCACTGGCACGCCCACTTCACGCCGTGGCTGCATTGGTCGCCGATCATCGCTTCGACCTCTCGTAATTCGCCCATGCTTGTATAGCCTCGTTTGCGGTTTGTTCGGTCCAGCCGCGTTGCAGTAGCGCAGATTTGAGCGCGCCGATGTGCCGGATGCTCTGGAAACGCGCCAGATTCACGGCGTCTCGGAGCGCTTGATAGACGTCTTCAGTCATGACGCCTGACTCGCAAACATATCTATGGTCTTGGTGTCGCGCTCGGGTTCTGGCTCGACGCGAAGCGCAAACCGCGATGGCGACCAATCGCACGATGTGTTGGTGTCCGGGCAGCCAAACAGCCGCGTGCAGTAGTGGTAGTGCTGGCAATCGCTGCAAGTCTTGCCGGCTGGAAGTTGCATGTCGTTCATTTCACCTCCCGGACTCATCGATATACTCCTCTGCATCCTTGGCGCGCGTCTTCCAATACGCCACATCCGATTTCAGCTTGCGAATATTCGCGTGAATATTCCCGACATCCGGTTCGCCGTCTGCGTTTAGCGGGAACTCGGAGGCGTAGGCGATGCGGGCGGCTTCGAGTTCGGCAATGCGAGCCAACAACGGCGCTTCTGCTGCTTGCCATACTTCAAGCCTGCCAGGGAATGCGTGACCTTCTCGCTCCTCGTACTCGTCGCGCCATGCTTCGAAGCGTTGTTCTTGTTCCGTCATGCCTTATCTCCCTTCTCTGCGGAGGCCGCGATAGCGTTCAAGGCGGCGTCCCATTCCTTTTGCATCTGCGCGAGTTTCTCGCAGAGATGATTGTCGAGTTCCTCGCCGCTTCGCTGCGCCATGTTGAACATCGTGTTCGCCATGCGCGCGCCAGCCCGTTTCAAAGCGTCAAACCTCGCATCCTTCACCATTGCGCTGTCAGCGACGGGGGCGCGGTATAACGGAAACACATCCGGATTGCTCGCGAACTGTTCGTCGATCTGCGCGTAGTGAGGCTTCATGCCGTCCGGCGCGTCGTTGATGAAGTGCGCAACCGGCTCCGCGCTTCGCGCCTCCAACTCCGCAATCCGCGCGTTCGCCGCCTCAAGCTCAGACCGCAGCACATACGAGCCTTCAGGGTCGCGCCGCATTCCATCAACGGCCCATGAGTAGTGGTAAGTCATTCCGCTTGCTCCCTATTGGCGTACTTCCGCTGCGGGCCATAAACAACTACCGTAGCTATGAGGATGGCTGCGAGGAAAGACATCACGCACCTCCTTCAGCGCTGTCGCTGGCTGCGATCGGTTCCCACAGCGACATCAGGTGGGCGAGTCGTGGCTTGAGGTATTCGATCACCGCGGGTTCGTCGGCTCGGCAAACGTCGATGATCGAGCACGAGTGAAATCCCTTGCGCTGAACCATGAAGAACAACTTCAACTTGCCGTTTCGGTAGTACGCGTCACCTTTGAACGTCGGGTTGCCATCCTCGTCTTCTTCGCTCCAGTCCCAGCGAAACAGCATGTTGTAATCCATGTCTGCATCGCCCATCTCGGCGAAGAAATCAGCCCATGACTTGAATTCCAAGATCGTTTGATGCTGATCCTGATTGACGAAATACTGACCCTCGGTGCAGTAATACGCGTGCCGTCCTTCCCAAAGGTGCTTAGCCATTGCTGGACTCCTTGTCGCTGGCTGTGGCGCTATCCGAGGCACATATGGCCAACAGAGCTCGTGCATCTTCCGCTGAGAGGTAAGCGGCGAATCGACCGCTGTACATTTTTGCGATGCGTTCAAGCTGATTCCGAACGTCACCCGTCAGCTTCTTCCCACTAGCGGCTGGACTGGCGGTGAACGATGCATTACGTTCGGCTGCGGCGCGTTCAAGACGCTGCTTGTGTGCGGTCAACGAACGAACGACCGGCACCTTGTCGAGAAACTTTCCGGGTGCGCGCTCGGCGATCAAGTCGAGTTGTCGGGCTAGCGTGTCGATCGTCAATTCGACCGCCTCCATCAAATGCACTTCCCATAGCGCATCATTCCCGCCCGGCTCTGCCGCCGCGTCAGACGGTTGGGAGAGAGCAGCGCGGGCTTGCCATGCGCGCCATGCGACAGCACCTTCTAGGTAGAGATAGCCACTGTCTTTGTAGGGACCGAGCCGCACGTCAACGCCATTTTCGTTTGCCCACGCCTCAAACGCTTCCCGCTCGTCCTGCTCCCCCTCTGTCACCACAATGGGTGCGGGAGCGGATAGTGCGGAGGTGGAAGCGATAGCAACAGCCAATGCGTGCACGTCGAGAGAGCCGCCGTAGTCAATGTGCTCGCGGATGAGTTCGTCTGCTTCTTCGTAGGTCATATTTTCCTCACTTCGTCGGCTGCTTGACGAGCCGATAGCCGAGTTTGTTTGCCGCGCTCTTGAGTAGGCGCACTGCCGCCTCATCATCGCTCTCATCCTGCATCCACGATTGGCCGTCGATTGACCTGAACGTGGTGTAGAAGCCGAGCATGGCGAGCGTCTGGTTATCAGCGTGTACGCACTCGACGACCCGGCCATAGCTACCAATCCGCGCCATGTCCTGACGCTTTGGGTCACTCGCGTAGTTCATCGCCAGGCTGATCTTCTCGCCGAGCCGAGTATCGGATTCCCACTGATGGGCCATGTCGTTACTGAGCATCACAACGGTTCGAAATCCCATTGAGTTCCTCGGAATAAAAAGCGCCCCTATACAAGCGGGCGAAAGCGCATGGCGGGGATCAGCCAGCCATGGATGGAGAAAATTCCCAGCGATTAATCCGTAACGTCCGGACACGGCTCGCTGGGGGTGCCTCGATCGGCTAGGCGTAGACCTCGCTGGATGCGTCCGATATACGGGCGTGACAAGCAAAATCGTTCCGCAAGAGCTTTCGTCGTGACCACTCCGCGAAGACTTCGTATTTCGGCAATCTGCTCATCAGTTAGAGCCGATGGAGTCGGGCCGAAAGCGCGAGCAAAGCTTTTCACCTTGATTTCAGATCCAGATGACAGATCGAGCCGTCCGTCATGGAACGCCCGCCGCACCCTGTCGTATGGAATTCCTGTTCGCTTAGAAACCTCCCTGAGGCCAAGCTTCTCTCCATTGAATTCGAGTTGATATCCGAAATCTCGATTCAGAAGCTGCTCTCTTGTGGTCGCCCAACGGCAATTCCCCGGTTCGTAGTTGCCTTTGCGATTCGGCCATCGGTCCAGCGTTTTTCCTTCTGGCCTCTCTCCCATGTGCGCCAAGAACGTGGCGAAAGAGTTCCGCCACTCGTCGCAAACTGAAATTCCCTTCCCTCCGTAATCCGGGTAGTTACAGTTTTTCGGGTTGTGGCATCGTTGTATCGCGGATGTCCATGACTTGTATGTCCTTGTTTGCCTTCGCTTCCCGCTTTGATCTTTCACGGTGGTTAAAGAGCCCGGCGAAATGACGACACGAGAACAGCCGCATGACGGGTTGGCCTGTTTTGCCCTCAAGGATTTGGCTGTTCGCTCGACTTCCTTTCCGCAGTCGCAACGGCATAACCATTTCTTGTTTCCGGCTTTTGTTCTGCCGATCTCTCTAACCGTTACCAACTTACCGAACCGATGTCCTGCTTTGACAATTGAATATCCCATTTCCACTCCTCAAGGGCCAATCCGTGCGCGCTGCGGCGGTAGTCAGGCGGCATGCTCCAGTCCGATCGTTTCCACGACCTGATTGAAGAACGCGCGGGCGGCTTCGACCTTTTCTTTGATCTTTTCCTCAAGCGCCTTGTCGCGCTCGTACGGGACGCGCGTGATCCGAAGCGACGGGTCGATGTGGTCGACGTAGTGGACGCTAGGGTCTTCGAACCGGATCAGTTCGTCCGGCGTGTTGACCATGCAGTAATTGATTTCGAACTGGTCGACGTCCCACAGCATCATGTACCCGCGGCCCTGCCATTCGTAATCTTTGTCCTGACCAGCAAAAACCGTCGCCGGGAACGTCGCGAGCGACCATGGCGATTTGACGTCGATAATCTTCGTGTTCGGCACGTAGATATCGCACTCGCCCGTCAGCCATTCGTTTTCGCGCCGCTCCGTGTTCTTCACATAGCTGGTGAAAAACACATCGTTGATAAGGTCAATGGAGTGTTGCTCGGCCAGCGTACCCTTCTCCATTTCCTTCGACGATATGACCCTCTGATACCCGTAGACAAATTCCTTGGCTAGGTCTTCAATGTACGTTTTCGCGCCAACCGAGAGCGTTTCCGATTTCGCTTTCGGCTCAGTCATGATTTTGCTCAGCGACGAGCAGCGAATCTTAAGCATCTTGGGTTCCCTCCACGGCGGCCTTGATGGCATCGCTAACTTGCTTCTCTTGATCCTCGGTCAGGTCGAACTGAACGCGAAGTTTTTCGGTCGTGTACTGACCCGCGACGATTGAGGCAATGGCCTTTTTAAGCCTATCCTCAGTGATCGCTGGTTTTTGCTTCTTCGGGACTTGCGGCCGGATTCGAAGGCATTCAACGATTTCGCCGCCCATCTTCGTCGTGCTGGCGTAAAGCGTGATGTCCTTTCCCTCCCAGTCCTCGATGTAGGCGCCGTACAACTTGGCGATTGATTTCGAATTCGTCACGTTGAGGATCAGCGGCTTTTGGTTGGCAAGGTAGACGATCGTGTGATCTTCCTTCTTGCCGCCCATCATCGTCACTTCTTCCTTCTGGACTCGCGAGATGGTCACGGTCATATCGTTGCCGTTTGGCAGTGCATATGCGCCGATAAAGCGGGGGTCTTGCAGTTGCTTCCAGTGCGTCTTGGTTTGGTTGTCCATTTCCGGCTCCTTCGCCGCGATTCCGACAGTTGATGTTGTGCTGCTATTAGGCCGTGGCTGGTTGATGTTCAATTGCCAACAGGTTCTGAATCTTGTTCTCGATCACCATCACCTCGGCGTGGCACTTTGCTTCGACGGCGCGTTTCTGTTCGCGCAGGTTCGCCAGCATTCCGGGGCGCGGGTCGAAGTTATCGGGAATCTCGACCTCTAGCGTGTAGTCCATCACCTTGACCGTCTCTGCATCGCTCGCTTCAAAGGCGAAGAAACAATAGAACGGTTTATCGAAGTACATCGGCTGGCGGCGGTAGATTCCGCCCTGGATCTCAACTTTCATCTCATTCCCCTTCGCGCACCGTTTGCGCCGAGTTTTGCAGTTGTTCAAACAGTCGATCCGCGTCGCAGAACACCTCGTACGCATCCAGTGGCGTCGCGTAGTGCGTGAATCGCTCGTCGTGGAGATGGTGGTAATCCGCCCCCACCTTCACGCTTGTAACGTTGCCTTCGTACATCGGGTATTCGACCAACGAGGCACCGGCGTGCAAATGCAGAACCTGCGTTGCGTCCTGCCATAGCGATGGGCCATCGAACTTGCTGAAGTGCGGATGCTTTGGGTAGATGTAGGCGTAGACACACCAGCGATGCGGACCTTCGTATTCGTCCGGCGTCGCGTTATGGCGCGTTACCTCAATCAAGAAATCCTTTCCCCTGCGTCGCCACACGTCCTTGTGGTCCCATGCGTCAAGCGGGCTTTTCTCATCCACGCTCATTCCCCTTTCGGTGTACCGCGTCGCACCCATTCGGCAACGAGTTGGTTGTATGCGGCCTTGCAAGCCTCGCGCGCCTGCCGCTCTTCGTACCAGGCTTGCCCATCTGCCCGCTCGAAGCATTCGAGGGCGCGACCTTTACGGGCTAGCTGGGCTAGTAGTTCGTCGTTGCTGAGTGCCTGTAGATCGCTCATGCCGCCCCCGCCCGAATAGCCACGCCCAGCCACCAGATAACGCCGATCACAACGCCCGTTCCGATCGCATATGCCCATTGCTTGGCTTGGCTGTCGCGCTTCACATTCCACTGGCTGTACGGGCCGAAAGCGTCGTTCAGCGAGCGTGGCGTCCGGTACTGGTAATGCTTGATATCGCGTGAGAACATGGTCAGGCTCCCAATAGTTGTTTTGCGACCAGCCCAGCAATCACGATCACAGCACCTGCTGCGGCCCCAAGCCTGATCTCGACGTACAGGCGGTCTACGCGGTTCATGCGCTGCTCGTCGGCGAGGCGCTGGCGGCCCTCGTCGCTGATGGAGACTTGCACTCCCGAGTTGTCAACGACTTCCCAAGTAATCATCGCGACCTCGAAAAGTAATTGACCTCGGCTTCGAGGCGAAGATAGTGTTCGTCGTTGTGCGCCAGTTCGCGCTCGTCATAACTCGGCGCCTCATACTCGCCAAACGATTCGTCTGCCGCCCTTTCCTGCAGGAACTCATTTTCCCGTTGCTGCTGCTTAAACTTGCGAAGGCTTCGGTATGCCATGATGTGTACTCCTATTCGATAAGTGGAGAACCCTGGCGGATCAAACGATTCACGCTGGATTCGTCAGGGTGCCGAGCTTCCCACTCGACTTGACCCTGCTAGAGCCGGGCTGGCTTCGGGGAATCAGTCCTCTTCCTCTTCTTCGTACCACTCGGGATGCTTTGCCATCAGGGCCGCGTCGAATGCCGGGTCGATGTCCTCACACTCGTTCTGCGTATCCCAATCCATATCCTCGAAGGCATCGATCAGAATTTCATAGATACCTTGGCGAGTGGCTTCATCCGGGATAGCCGGTTGCATTGCCAGGATGACTGTCTCCATAACGCTTGAACCGCCAGACCAGCCCATATCTGCTCCTCAGTGGTGAATTAGGTTGAGGGCCGCTAGTTCCCTCGGTTCGGCGTTGTGCTGCAGACACGCGGCGCCAGCGGTAGAACTCAGTTCGATTCCAATGCTTCCGCCCGCCTTACTTCGCGAGACGATGGAATGCTGGTGGCACCGCGAATGAACAAGATCGCAGCGATGGCGACTAGCGCCCAGATAGCGCCTATCGATTGGATGGTGGTCATTTGGCGGCCTCCAGAATGGCGCGGGCGAATGCGACTGCATCAAAATCATCGACCGTCACGCCGCATGCCATGCTTGTGCTCTTGAAGTCGCAGGCAAGCACAATGATTTCTGCATCTGTCATCGGTTCCGGCCCGCTGGCATGGCACGCATCACACTGATGCAGATGCTTCCGCGTCGAGTCGCTGGTGTGCCAGGGATCATCAACCTGCACGCCGCAAAAGTCACAGGTAAGCGGTGCATCTTGCGCCGCCTTCGGCTCGCTGGCGGGGTGGGCAGGTAACGGAACTTCCCACTGTCCTTTCAAGAAGGGGCCGTCCGGATCAGCCCACAGCTTTTCCATAATCTTCTTGCCTTCCTCCAGCGCATCGACGGCTGGCTTTGGCGAGGGGGCGGGCATCGTCAGGACCGTTCCAACCGTGAAATACTCGTCTGGAAGCATGTCCGCGAACTCCGGGTTGCACGCGAGAATGTGCCGCCATTCAGCCTCGTTGCCACACTGGCGCAGCGCGATACCCATCACCGAGTCGCCGTCCTGCGTCACATAAGTCGGTGCTTCGATTCCTGCGAGGTTCATGTTCATGATGATTTCCTTTCTCCACGTTCAAATTTTTCACGTCCGTCGAAAGCATCGTGAACGTGAGCCTGTGCTTCTTCGTGCCAGTACACACCGCATTTGCAGTCGAAGGGAAAATGAATTTCCACTTCGTCTTCGGGCATGATGTGCCGCCCCGCGAAATCTGTGTCGACAATTACCCAGGTCATCTCAGTACTTCCCTGCAATCAGTTGCGATGCGAGAAAGCGCATCGAGAGCTTCGTCTGTGCGTCGCTGAAGTACGGCGTGTTCCTGACGTAGGAAATAAGGCGGCGGGCGGTTTGGCTCATGGTTTCTCGCGATAGAACCGGTTATCTGTCTTGTCGGTCATGTCAGTCCCTCCAGAAGCCTTCTTCCCAAGGCTCGCGCATGAACTCATCGAGGAAATCCTTGTAGGCCGCAATCCCGCCCCAAGCCCGGTACTCCATGTATTCGATTAGCATGCACATAGTCAGCACCCCGCCAGATTCGCGACGCCAGCTATCCCCTGCTCGCGCCACGACATGATCGTCTGCGCGTTCGGGCGGTTCAGTTCGATTAGCCAGAATGTGTAAAGGCAGCGGTAGAGTTCGATCATGGCTAGCCTCACGCGATCAGGTTGTATGTGCGCTTCCGAGTCAGCGTGCAGTGCGTGTTCTCGAAGTAGCTGTAGAGGACGGCTTCCTCATGGATCGGCGATTCGAACAGGAACAGGTTGCCGCGACGCTCAAGCACCTTCGCTTCCGGTATCAGATGCGGCAGATCGTCGACCATCTCGACGGCGTTCTCGTCTCTCGCGATCAGGACGTATTCTTGGTTCATGTCAGCACCAGGTTATCTCTGAGTAGTCAACCGAACGAACCAGCGTCGAGTTGACGTACTGGTCGAAGTGGCGGGCGAACCGGAGAATGTAGTTGCTGATCTTCGGTGCGAAGGCTCTGACACCGTAATCGGAATAGAACATGGTGGTCTCCTGTAGGAGTACTGAAAGCGCTGGCTAAAGCAGCGCGTTAGGTAATCTGTGCAGTGTTCAGGTCGTGGCGACTGGAAACCGTTCGCTACCAGCACTTTCGATATGGTCATTGCCCAGGGGTTGAACCCGGCAATCGCCACGCCTGAAAACTGCTCACGTGCGAGACCAGTTTCCCGGTCCCGCACGGATTAATGCGGTAACTTTTCATCCATTACCTCGCCATGGAATGACCTTCTAGGGGCGCCGCTTTCACGGTCAATCAACGGGCCAGCCGCTGATGTTTTCGGTATTTTGTGAAACTCTCAGCCTACCGGACGGGGCTGGGCGCGCTCTTTCGAGGGCATTCCGTTTATCCATGTTGCAGTCTCGAATGTCGTCAGGGCTGGCGGCTGATCCATCGCTCAGTGGGCAGATGAATTCCACCTATTGCCTGCCGGACTCGAACCGGCACAGCCACCAGCACTGACTAACACTCGAAACCACGTTGTTAATGAACATTCGCGACCCCGACTCTGTCAGGCGCGATTTGCTGCTACTGCTTTGGTGGAATCGGGCCGGTGCTGATCTCCGGCTTGACGGTTGCATTGGGACCGACAACTACGGGCACGCGCGCATCAGCCTGCGCATTCCGATTCCATCAAAACAGTTACTGCGCTTGCTGCCGCATCACGTTGCGACGAACGTCAGCGCAGCTACGAAGATCAAGGCCGCCGTACTGCGACTGAATCCATTCGACCGCGGCACGGTTCGCAGCGGCACGAGCGCGATTCGCTTTGACGTGATGCGCGCGGACAGCGGCGTCGGTCGAGGGCAAAACTTCGATCGAAGCGAACATGCCGAAGTTGTCATAGCCGTACTGGACTTGCGAAGCGTCGGTCGGCAGTTCAGCCTTTACCCAGGAACCATCGTGAAACGTGATCTTGCAGATTGCCGTGCTCATCTCGATCTCCTTGGCTGGTGTGCGTTGTTTGCTGCGATGGATGAAGCATAGCACAAGCTAAAACTGTGTTGCAAGTGCTACTTGTGCGCACAAGCAAAAAAATCCCGCCGAAGCGGGAACGTTGTCTAGTGTGGGAGTTTCTTTACAGCCTGGATGGCTTTTAGTAGGTGATATGCAATCTCGTTTATTAGCTGCTTCGCATCACTGTCCGATTCCTCGTGTTCGTTGCTCTCAGGCGTGCGGCGTTGTCTATAGGCGTTTAAGTCAACTACCGCGTCGTTTTGGAACTGCATGTTTTACCCCGGATGGTTGGTCGCGGGCCAATACTTCACGTGCATGTTGCTCGGCCTCATCCAGCTTCGGCGCCGGGTGGTCGGTCAAAGAAGGCATATCAAGTCCCGCTTGTGCATATTCGGGGTGTTCGGCCTCGAACGCAAGTAGCAGTAGAGCCGTGTGAAGCGCAAACGTTTTACGTGCCAGTTCGCCAGCCTTGTCAAAACGTATGACGCACTGAATTAGCTCATCCGCTTCGTCGGACAGAGGGGGTAAACCGCCTTTGATCGGGGCTTCGCCACCTGCATGAATTCCAAAAAGCAGATACCACGGTGTGGTTTTTAGCACGCCCGCAAGGGGCTCGAGGTTTTCTATCTTCGGATACGTGCCGTCATCCTTCGCCCACTGCTGGACGCTCTGGTATGTCACCGAGCATGCGTCGGCTACGGCCTTATTTGTAAGGCCGGAATCGGAAATCAGCTTCCTCAGTCGTTTGTGAAAGTTCATAGATTAAATGTTGCCCACAAGGAAAGCCTGTGGCAACGTAACTTTTGCTTGTGTTACAAGCGGCACTTGTGCTAGGATGACTTCAGACTCATTAAACGCACACGAGCCATGAACCAAGCACTCGAAGACGCTATCGCCAAGTTTGATTCCATCGCCGACATGGCGCGGCAAATGGGCGTCACTTACCAGGCGATTCAAGATTGGCGTAAGCGGGGCCGGGTTCCGGCTGACCGCTGCATCAAGCTCGCCGAACTGACGGGGATAAGCCGCGAAGCACTCGTCGGGTGGCCTCCTGAGGATACTACCGATCGGTCCGCAGCCAGCGATGACACGCAAGGACTCGGCGGCACGCCGGATCGCAAACTCAAAGAATCGCAGATGCCGAGGGCGGTGGCGTAAATGTCGAGGCTCGATCCGAAACTCGATCCCAAAAAGGTGCGCATGGGCGAACTTTACGTCAGCGGCGAATCGCTTTCGTCCATCGCGATGAAATTTGATATCTCCGCGCAATACGTTCAGCGGTGCCTTGAGCAGATCGGCATCCCGCGTCGCCCTAAGGGTGCCCAAAAGGACGTCGCTATCCACGACAAGCGGAAAGAGGAAATTGCATCCCTTTTTCGCAGCGGGGTCACTCCGGAGCAAATCGGACGTCATTTCGGGTTCTCGCGAACAATCGTTTGGCGATATCTCGTCGAAATACGTAAATCGCCCGATGTCGATGAATCGCTCAAATACGACTTTGATTGCGCTCAGTACGCTCGTCGCACCGGTCTCAGCGTGGATCAGTTTCCGTCCTTGGCCGATGCGCGCAAGGCGTGGATCGGATTTCGCGACCAGCGAAATAGCGCGGTTGGTGCGCGCGGTATCGCGTGGGAGATGACCTTCGCGGAATGGTGGCAAATATGGAAAGAGTCCGGCCACTGGCATGCGCGAGGGCACACGGGCGATGGATATGTTATGGGCCGGCTCGGTGATATTGGCCCATACAAGGTCGGGAACGTTCACATCATCACCAGTTCGCAAAATCTTTCTGACGCATGGTCTTACTGCAGAACGAGACCAGTAGGACGCAAAAAGAAGAAATAACAATCAGCCCGACGTACCGGGCAAACATAAAAAGGTCTTCGCCAGGAACTTGGGGGCGGTAGTTCATATGTTGAAACCTTGAATGGCGGCATTGATTGTTGCCATTTTTTCAGAAAAGGTCAGTCAACTGGAATTCAACTGTCTGCAACATCCTGCAAGGAGCTTTGATATGCAACAGCGCGAAATGGGAATCTTTGGGGAACTCCGTCCGATCACGGACGCGCCGGTTGAGTTGGTGAAGATGTGTGATGACGAGCTGGAGGCGATTCACTTGTGCATCCAGCTTGGATCACACACGCACGACTACATCGGGAAGAAGTTGGGTATCGACCGCGGCCACTTTAGCCGCATGTTGAGCGGCGCGGCCGGCTTCCCAACGACGAAACGCCTGGCGCTCATGCGCTTATGTGGGAACCGGGCGCCAGTGCAGTACGAGGTGATGAATATCGGGATGGATGGCTGCGTAGACGAAAACGCGGCTCTCCGGGGCAAGGTCGCTGCCCTTGAAGCGGCTCTGGCAGCAATGCTGCATTCGCCGAGGGCCGCATGACGCTACACAAACGCAACGAACTCGAACGCGCCCAATGGGACGCGTATCTGGCCCGTCAGGACGCGTCCGTAGTCGAGCGTGTCTTGCGGTCTCCGGTGACGCTCGTTCTGTGCCTCATTGGCATCGGCGCGTTCGCGGTCGGGACTGTGGTCCTTTTGCTGAGGGGTTGAGATGAAACGTGACTTGCTGAATCAGGCGCCGACCAAATGGCGCGATCAGGCCGCACTGGCACAGAAGATCGGCCAGACGCGCAAGAAGGCTGAGAAACACCAGCTCGTCACGCTTCTGTGCGACTCGCTGGCGCGCATGACTGAAAAGCCGAAGCATCGGAGGCCGCTGTGAATGTCAGAACGCCAATTCATATCGATCCGCTGATCGGCGAGGTATTCGAGCTCCTTTATCGCATGCAGGAGTGCAAGACGCGTGAGCCGTTCGTCTGGATGGCGTCCGATGCGATCCGGAAGCTGGGGCAGTACGAAGAGCAACAGAAACTGAATAAGGAACATTGAAATGAGCTACGGGTTTGTGTACGTCCTCGGGCATCACTGCATGCCCGGGGTTTATAAGGTTGGTTTCACCGAGCGCAGCCCGCGTGCGCGCTTGGAGGAGCTTAGCAAAAGCACGTCCGTTCCCGGTGACTTTGACCTGATCTGCTACGCGGAATATGAGAACCCGCGCCAGCGTGAACAGGAAATCCATAGTCTGCTTGAGAAATTCAGAGTCACGCCTGATCGCGAGTTCTTTAAATGCGACCTCATGCACATCACCAACTTGGTGATGGATGAAGAAGAGGCGGTTTCTCTTTGCGAGCACCAGAAGGACGCATTTCTGTATAGCGATAGCCCGCTTTTCCGCGAACGGCTTCGCGCAGCAGAGCAAATGGCTCGCGATGTTGGAATTGAGCCGGCACAGAATCGCGCCGCAGCGGGAGCATAAATGGATTGGTTCCGCTGGTGGCATGGCACGGTGACCGACCCGAAGTTTCAATGGGTCGCGCGTCGTTGCAAGCAGCCTGCCGCAAACGTCGTTTCAGTTTGGGCGTGTCTGCTTGAGTGCGCTAGCAATGCAACGCAATGCAACGCGGACGCAACGAGAGGCAACGTTGCATCGTTCGACTGCAACGTCATCGATGTTTTGCTCGGTCTGGATGATGGGTCTGTGAAGGCGATTTTCGACGCGATGACTGAGAAAGGCCTGATCGAAAACGGAAGGCTGACGATGTGGGATGCGAGACAGCCGAAGCGTGAAGATTCTGGCAATCCCAATACTGGCGCGCTTTCTAGCACTGAGCGGAGTCGTCTGCACAGAGAAAAGGTGAAACGCGAAGCGACGCATGCAACGGAAATGCAACGCAATGCAACGCACGGCAACGACAGAGAAGATAAGAGTAGAGAAGAGATTAAAGAGGCTAACGCCTCTGTCGACAGCAACGCTAACGCGTCGTCTGTCGACCTGCTTGGCGATGGCATCCAGGAAGAGATCGATAGAACCGAAGGCGCATTGCACTGCCCAGTTGCTCGCATCGTAAGCGCGTATCACGAACTCATGCCGAAGAACCCGCGCGTCAAGGTTCTGAGTGACAAGCGCAAGAGATCGATAGCGGCGCGTTGGCGGGATGCTGCATCGCTTGATTGCGAGCCGTTCGGATATTCGACGGTCGCGGACGGGCTGAAGGCATGGAAGGAATTCTTCGTGGTCTGCTCGGAATCGGATTTCTTGACAGGCAGGGGGCGTCCCAGACCAGGACAACCACCGTTTCTCGCTGACATCGACTTTTTAATGTCGCCGGATGGTTTTGCGAAGTGCATTGAAAACAAGTATCACCGCGAGGTTAATGAACAATGAACGCACCCGACAGATTTACCGAACAACCGCGAGAACTGCCTGTCTCCGTTGAGGCTGAGCAATCCGTTCTCGGCGCCCTGCTGCTCGACAACGACGCTTTCGACCGCATCGGCCATGTGCGCCCGGAGCACTTCTATCGCCACGATCACCGGATCATCTTCGAGACGATCCAGAAACTCATCGTGTCGAACCGCAACGCCGACGTCATTACGGTTCTCGAGGCGCTTGGCGAACAAGCCGCTAACGTTGGTGGCCTGCCGTACTTGAATTCTCTCGCAAGCAACACGCCGGGATCGGCCGGAATCAAGCGCTGGGCGGACATCGTTGTCGAGCGCTGGAAACTGCGCGGCGTCCTGTCGGCAACGAATGAAATTGTCGAACTCGTGCATAACCGCGCCGGCAAGACGGTCGCGGAGATCATCGGCGAGGCGCAATCGAAGTTCGAACCGCTCGTCGTGAGCACGGCCAAAGAGCCGCAACTCATCAAGAATTTCCTGACGAACGTCATTGAGCGGATCGACGCGCAATACAACGGCACGCCCACGACCGTTAAAACGCTCTCTACGGGCTTGCGCGATCTGGACGCCAAGTTGGGTGGAGGAATGCGACCGGGCCAACTGATCGTCATTGCGGGCCGTCCAGCGATGGGAAAAACGGCAATCGCTCTCGGCGTTGCGGAGTCGGCAGCGCACAAAGGCGGCGCTACCCTCTTCTTCTCGCAGGAAATGCCTGGCGAAGAACTGGCTAACCGCTCCCTGTCTCGCGCGTCTGGCTTGTCGCTTGACAAGATTCTCGACGGTCGCAAGTTCGAGAGCGACGAGGATTTCAGTCGGCTGACTGCTGGCACGTTGAAGGTTTCGGATTTGGAACTGCTCGTCGACGAACAGCCGCAAATGAGCCTGCAGGAGATTCGCGCTCGCGCCCGCACCGCGAAGCGTCGCCATGGCCTCGGCCTGATCGTTATCGACTACCTCGGCCTGATGGCTGACGGCGAAGGCAACACGCGCAATGAGAAGGTCGGCGCCAACAGTCGCGGGCTGAAGGCTCTGGCGAAACAGATGGAAGTGCCCGTCGTCCTTCTGGCACAGCTTAACCGGAAACTCGAGGAGCGCCACGACAAGCGCCCCATGCTCTCGGATCTGCGCGACTCCGGCGAAATCGAACAGGACGCGGACATCGTTCTCTTTCTGTACCGCGACGAGGTGTACAACCCGAACACGCGTGATCGTGGAATCGGCGAGATAAACATTGCCAAGCAGCGCAACGGCCCTACTGGCACCGTCGCTGCGGCCTACATCGGCGAGCGCACCCTGTTCGCGGACCTGATGCCGGGAACGGTGTTCGGTCAGCGTGACGAGGCGGAATCGCGCCCGAGACGGGGATTCCAATGACCCCCGCCGAAGCAAAAGACGTCGCCGAAGAACTCGCCACTTTGCCGCTAGCCGCCAGACGCGCTTATCTCGCCGATCTGGCAAAGACGGATGAAGCGGCAGAACGGATGGTACGGGAAGCGCTACTGGCGCTGTGGGAAGGGCGGAAAGGATAAGGGAAGCGGAAATGACTGGATTTAGAGCAGGTATAGCGGTGAGGACTGCTTACAAGAATTACGAGTCGTTCATCGCGAGCAAGCAGTTCGCTGACGTGCCCACGGGGTTTGATTGCGATGTTCCGGTCGGACCGCTGTTCGACTTTCAGGCCGCTTGCGTCAAATGGGCGCTCAAGCGTGGCCGTGCCGCGCTGTTCGAGGATACCGGCCTCGGCAAGACGGTCCAGCAAGTTACGTGGGCGAACGAGGTCTGCAAGCACACGGGCGGAAACGTCATCATCGCCGCGCCGCTTTGTGTGGCGCAACAGACAATCGAGGAAGCTGCAAAGATCGGCATCGAGATCAAGTATTGCCGGCACGAGTCGGAAGTGGTCGACGGCATCACGATCACGAACTACGAAATGCTTGACCAGTTCGAGCTCGATTCGTTCGTGGGCGTCGTGCTGGACGAGTCGAGCGTCATCAAGGCCGTCAACGGCAAGACTCGCCAGTTCATCACGGACGCGTTTCGCCGCACGCCCTACAAGCTTTCGTGCACTGCAACGCCCAGCCCGAATGACTGGATGGAGCTCGGCAACCAGGCGGAATTTCTCGGCGTCATGTCGTCGGTCGAAATGCTTTCGACGTTCTTCACGCACGACGGCGGCGATACAGGTAACTGGCGCCTGAAGGGTCACGGCAAAGTCAAGTTTTGGGAATGGATGGCGACGTGGGCGATCTGCATCCGCAGCCCCGCCGACCTCGGATTCGACGGCTCGCGCTACTTGCTGCCGCCGCTTGAGCTCGTCGAGCACGTTGTCGAAAGCGACGCAGCCCCGGAAGGCCAGCTTTTCACGGTCATTGCCCAAAGCCTGACGGAACGCCGCCAAGCCAAGAAAAGCACGATCGACCAACGCATCGAGCTCGCCGCAGGCATCGCCAACAGCACGGATGAGCCGGTCATCGTCTGGTGCCACCTGAACGAGGAAAGCGAACGCCTGACGAAGGCGATTCCCGGCGCGGTCGAAGTGACTGGCTCCATGAAGCCCGAACAGAAGGAAGCAAACATCATGGCCTTCGCCCATGGCGAAGCGCGCGTGATCGTCAGTAAGCCATCGATCATGGGTTACGGGCTGAACCTGCAGCACGTCTGCCGGCGCATGGTGTTCGCCAGCATGGATGACAGCTTCGAATCCTATTACCAGGCTGTTCGCCGCTGCTATCGGTTCGGCCAGTCGCGCCGCGTCATCGCTCACATCATCACCGCCGATACGGAAGGCGCAGTTAAAGCCAACATCGCCCGCAAGCAGGCGCAGAGCGACGCCATGGCGGCTGAAATGGTGGGTTACATGCGTGAACTGACGCAGAGGCAGATTCAGGGCGCGTCGAGCGGGACGGAGGTATATCGCCCGACGATGCCAATCACCATTCCCGCATGGCTGCTCGCCAATTCGGAGGCCGCATGACGCCCAGCGAGTTCCGCGAGTTTGAGTCGGCCATTGGCCCGACATTCTCTGGCAAGCCGGCCGTCTATATCTACGGGCTGATCGATCCTGAGTCGGGTCTGATCCGATACATCGGCAAGAGCATCCGCCCCGCCGAACGGTTGCAGAACCACATGAACGAGGTTTCGAACTGCCACCGATCGCACTGGCTGCAGTCCCTCAAGGCGCGTGGTCTCCGTGCGGACATGGTGATTCTTGAGCGAATCGACGGCGCGTGGCCGTGGCAACACTCGGAGCGCTTCTGGATTGCCTATGCGCGCCGGAGTGGTTGGCCCATAACGAATAACACGGACGGTGGCGATGGTGTGCCGGGATTGAGCGGCCCATCAAAAGAGCGCATGGCCGCCACATGGAAAGGTCGAAAGCATAAGCCGGAGTCGATCGCAAAGATGGTGGCGACGAAGCAGGCGACCTATCGATGCAGCGACGAAACGCGCGCCCGCATGAGTGCAGCCCACATAGGGCGAGATATCACTTGGGGCGACAAGCTGAGTGTCGCATTGAGGAAGTTGACGGAGCAACAGGTTGAGGAAATAAAGCGGCGATTCGCGGCAGGCGAGCGGACCACCGATCTAGCAAAAGAGTACGGCGTTCACAGAACGACCATGAGCAAAATCAAGATGGGAACCTACCATGACAAGTACCGTGATTGACCAATTCATCGCAGACCGCTTCTCCCTGTTCAACGGGGATTGTGTCGAGGTCATGCGATCCCTGCCGGATGAATCGATCGATATGTCGATCTTTTCGCCGCCATATCTCTCGCTCTATGTTTATTCCAATTCCGAGCGCGATATGGGGAATGCCAAAACCGACGAAGAGTTCTATGAGCACTTCCGTTTCGTCATTGCGGAACTGAAGCGTATCGTCAAACCGGGTCGCATGGTCGTAGTCGACTGCATGAACGTGCCGGCCATGAAGCAGCGTGACGGCTATATCGGTTTAAAGGACTTCCGGGGTGCTCTGATTCGTGATTTCACGGCGCAAGGCTTCATTTTCCACGCCGAATTTTGCATGCACAAGGACCCGCTGATTGAGGCAACACGGACCAAGGCGCTGGGCCTGATGCACAAGCAACTGTGCAAGGACTCGACCATGAGCCGCGCGGGCATTCCCCAATACCTTCTTGCTTTCCGTAAGCCGGGGGATAACGCCGAGCCAGTGGCCCACCCGGATGGCGTCGACTACTTCGTCGGTGAGAACCCGCCAACTGACGGGAACCTTTCGCACGAGCGGTGGCGTCGTTATGCGTCGCCTGTCTGGATGGATATCAATTTCTCGAACACGCTGAATGTCGTTGCGGCGCGAGAAAACGAAGACGAGCGGCACATCGCACCCTTGGCTCTCGACGCGATCGAGCGCGCCCTATGGCTCTACTCCAATCCCAATGACGTGATCTTCACCCCTTTCCTGGGGATAGGAAGTGAGATTTACATGGCCTTGAAGATGGGCCGACGCGGTATCGGCTCCGAGCTCAAGCCCAGCTATTTCAAATTGGCTGCGGAGAACTGCAAGAGCGCGGTAGCGGATACGCAGGCAGACATGTTCGCGGAGGTTGCGTAATGGCCGGCAACAAGAAACAAAGACGGAAGTACGACCCGGACAAATCCGCCCGCCGCATTGAAGCATGGGCCGAACGCAAGGCCGGTGAGCGCCCGATCAAAGCCGACGCCCAGCGGGACATTGGCATTGCCGCACACATCGCTTTCGAGCGTTTGCGCAATGGTGGCGACAAGGAATCGCTTTTCATCCTCGCCACGACGTTTGATGTCGCTCACGAACTGGCCGTCAAGGGCTGCGGCGCGGATTACCTCGCCGAGATCAAGAGCGGCATGGCCGCCCTGGTCCGCGCGAAGAAGGCGGCGAATCTGACGGGCAAGTGGATCGTGACTGGCGATGACGCCGAGGCCGTGCGCGCCACACTGGAAATCCACGATGCGCAGATTGAGGCAGCCGCCCGCGCTGTCGTCGTCAAGGCGCTTAAGGACGTGATGGACCGGGTTGCAACGGGATCGCAAGAGACTGAGTTTGAAACTTTGATGCTGGAGGCTGCTTAAATGGCCAGGCACCACACAAAGATTCCGGAACTGTTGGCGCTTATTCGCGAGCATGGTCCTGTGTCGCCGAATCGACTCACGGAGCTGACGGGAGATTTTCGACAGTCCATCGATAAGTACATCCGCCAGGCTCACGAAGATGAACTGATTCACGTCGCCGCATTCGAGCCAAGTCCTCTTGGCGGAAATCGCACCGTGAAGCTATACGCCATTGGCGCGGGGGAAGATGCGCAGCGTCCGTATGTGCATCAGAAGCATCAGAAGCGTGCCGCCGAAAAACGCAAGCAGGAGCCGGTCAAGGTCACTGCGGAGCCCGCTAAAACTATCGCCATCGTCATCAGCGAGCATATCGCCGTCGAACCCAAAAGCGGCGAATGGTCGCCGGAGGAAGATTCTGTCCTTCTCGAGATCTATTCGAACCAGCGCGCCGTAAAACATCAGTTGAGCCGACTTCCGGGGCGGTCTTATCCGGCAGTCAAGGCGCGCGCCGCACGGCTGAAATTCGATCACAAGAAGCCGATAACTGACGGTTCGCTGTCGTGGATCAGGCCGGCGATCATCGCCGCACTGTCGAAAAGCGGATCGATGACCGTTGCCGACCTCGAACGAGTTACGGGTGCGACGCGAGCCGGCATGAAGCCCGTTATCAGGCGATGGCGTGGAGTCGATTGGCATATCGCTGGATGGGAGCGCGTCGGGGCACATGGATGGCTTCCGATGTGGGCTTTGGGAAATGAAATGGATGAGCCGAAGCCTCAACCGAAGAGCATGACTCAGGCTTGCCGGGAATGGCGCCAACGCCAGCGCATCGCTCAAGGGCGCACGAATCCCTTCGCGTCTATCGCTGGATTCGTGAGCATTCCAGAGGGCCAACGAGGCCGTGTTTTCCAGCAATCTATGTCTATCGAAGACGATGAATTGGAGGCCGCATGAACTGCAAAAAAGGTGACTTCGCCTACATCGTTGTGCCTGCTCAGTTTGAGCAGACTCTGGCCGGTCGGGTCGTCGAAGTCGGCGTTGATGGCGAGTGTGATAACCAGACCTATGCTCATCCGGATTTCGCGTGCTGGATGTGTCGCTTCCCGACGCCATGGGTGAACGCTCGCGGCTATCTCGTTCGGCAGTGCTGGTTGCGTGATGCATGGCTGCGCCCGATTGGCGGCGTCCCCGTCGAAGACGAAATCCACGATGACCTGAAGGAGCCAGCATGACCACCAGAGAACTGAAAGAGCCGACGCAACTCGTCGCCGGCATGAGTCATCGTGAAATGCTCGACATCATGGCCGACAACGGCGTGTTCTGCAGCCACGACAAATTCGCCCGCATCCTCCAGGACGCACAAAGGCGCGCCCTCGCCGACCAGGCAAAGCGCGAGATGGCGTTGGAGCGGATGGTAGCCAATGCGGAAGAACTCGGACTTTATAACGAACCGGAGAAGGCTGAATGACCATGCTCAAAGAAGTGAAAAAGCTGTACCTGTCGGGGAAGATGTCGGGTCTGTCTGACATGGGCTTTGGCCTGTTCAATCGCGCTGCGGCCCAGCTTCGTGCGATCGGTTACGACGTGGTGAATCCTGCGGAAATCAATAGCGATCCTGCGGCTGAGTGGTTGCCCTGCATCATCGAAGACCTGAAGCACCTCGCCACGTGCGACGGCATCGCCCTGCTTCCGAACTGGCACGACTCGTTCGGCGCAAAGATCGAACATCTCGCGGCACAAAAGCTTGGACTGGCCGTGCTGAATGTCGAAGACCTTGTGACGCTGGAGGCCGCGTGATGCTGGAACATTGGCAAACAGGCGGCATTGGCGACGTCAATTCAAACGAGCGGGGTTCAGGCGCCAGATACAACACTGGCAAGGTGGCAATTGAGCTTATCCCGCTGCGGATCATTGCCGAGGAATTCACTCGGGCTGGATACCCCGTCACACACGAACTTACCGCCCTGACGCTTCTTGCCCGCTTTCAGGAGGGCGAAGGCGAGGACGTGCTCTATTCAGCGATTGCCGCTCTCGGACCGGCATGGGGCGAATGCGCCGCCGTATTCGACTATGGGCGCCGCAAGTACGCCGAGTGGAACTGGGCCAAGGGAATGGCTTGGAGCGTCCCTCTCGCCTGCGCTGCCCGTCACCTCGTGTTCGGCATGATGGCCGGCGAAGAGTTCGACATCGAGTCGAAGCTGACGCATCGCGGACACTTCCTCTGCAACATCGTCATGCTGCTGACGTTCATCCGGACCTATCCGGAGGGCGACGACCGCCCGTCGCAATGGCTGCGTGACACCGCCATGACCGAACACACCGCACGCGAGGAAGACGCGAGGCTGGTTCAGACGAGTAATGGGGGTGCGGCATGAAGATCATCCAACGCGGCACTCCGCCCAGCGAGCGGGAATGGAAATTCTCATGCACGCATTGCAGGACGATTTTTGAGTGCCTGCAAAGCGAGGGCCGTCTCACATCCGACCAGCGAGACGGAGACACACTGTCGATCCCATGTCCGGTCTGCGAACGAACCTGCTACGGGAGCCCGAAATGACCGACGAAGGCGAGATCAATATTTTCGGCCCGCTCAACTGGATCAGAGACAACGCTGAGGAAATGGCGCAAGCCAAGGCTGATCGCGTCCAGATTGAGGAGTTCCGCAAGTCGAAGAAAGCGCTTCTGATGCGTGACGCGGAACTGAAGGGCCACAAGTCGGCGGTGTCTCAAGAGCGCGAAGCCTACGCCCATCCGGAATACGTCGCCCT